TTTTGTGGAGCGGTAAGCGAGACTCGAACTCGTGACCCTTAGCTTGGGAAGCTAACCAATAAAACAATATAATAATATGTACAACAAATACTTACAACAACACATTACAACAAAAAGAGCAACAATAGAGCAACTTTATCCAAATTAGAAACTTTCCTCTTTTTATTCAGGTAAATATAAGAAATATTTTATAGAATAGAAACAAAGTCGGATATAATCAAAAAAGGCAGCTCATTCGGCTGCTTTTCCTATCTTCTCCTTAAACAATCTCAACTGATCTATACTAGGATGAAAAGTAGGATTCTCCCAGTTCCTAGAGATAACCGAAATCATTGAATCCAGAAACTTCCCGCAGTCGAGAATCTTCGCACATTTATCCAATTGGAACTCTCCGGAAGGATATTTCTTGCTGTCAAGAACATCCTTAGCCCATGTCAGTAACTCATTCACCGAGTCGTGGTTGTATTTATTTTCCTCCGCCATAATAACTTTGTTTTCGGCAAAGGTATAAAAAATCCCCGACTACATAGCCAGGGACAAGCACAAAGATACAACTCTTGCAATAATCGCAAGAGGAATCAGCCAGTATAGCCACTTTTCTAGGCGTTCCATAGCATTACTAGCAGAAGCCGGCAGAAATCCGAGTGGTATCGGTCGTCTGCTTGTGAAATCAAATCATCTATGTAGTCTTTTTCTCTCATTTTCGCCTGTATTTCTGACAAAATGCCCCTTAATATCTTCGGCATAAGTTCTTCCTGCAATGTTCACACAAGAAGTTCTTCGCTATTGGAAACATCTTCTGACCTACCTCACCGGAAAGATATTGGGCTTCCTCCCCGTAAGGATCAATATTGAATACCTGTGAGATATGCCGGCACAAGTGCCCTTTTTCGTGGTCCCATGAGTTTTGAAACTCTCCCGGGGAAGAAGTGAGAGCAATTACCATCACAGTCTCACGGTCCTCAAAGTTCGAATAAGTAAGACCGGTATTGAGAACCCCGGAAGAGAGGTTTCTGTATGCCTGTTTGAAATCCTCTCCTCTACAACCGATACGGTGAAGTGCGCATAGAATATCACTGGTCCAGTAAGTCGTTACGGCATAGTACACCTTAACTATCCAATCATATTTCGGTATGTAGAAATCTTGAACTATCATAATCAGAGCATATCATCCCACATTATAGGTGTGCCACTTCCGATACAATCCGCATAGAAACGGGTAAAAGGAAGACCGTCATACCCGTCAGGATCATCTATGTAATCCTTCAAGAATAATGCCAAATGGGATTCATCTATAATGGAACTCTTATAATAATCAGCTTTCGCCATATTAGCTACATATACGCAATCATACCCGGAATCTTTCTCCAGTTTAATTCCGTACTTTTTCAGAAGCTCTTCTACTTCCTCCTTTTTGATCGGAACGAGTTTTTCCTTCTGCTTGGTAGCCTTGTTCTCAACTTCCATTTTAGAAACAGCCCATTCACACATCTTCTTAGAGAAGTGCCAACCGTATAACGACAGATAATTTTTCATTGCCGGAGGCATCTTGTCATACGTATCTAGTCTTTGTCCCATAATTAATTGCTTTTTAGGATAAGAGGGGATTTCTCCCCTCATACGATTAATAGAACTCACCGTTTGAACGCCTACGTCTACGCTCTCCCATATCTCCGTATATAGGGGATTCCGGGAAATAACCCGGCATACGACGCTCGTTCATGCCATCGCTGTCGTAGCGTCCATTCTCACGGAATCCCATTCCACCGCCACGCATTTCACTCATGGCCTTTTCATAACCATGACGGCAACCTTCACGATAGGCTTCTTCAACCTCGTTTCTTCCTCTCATTCCGAAATCACGATCATATCCATCGTGTTCTTCTCTTATCGTCCACATTCCCATAATTATTTCTTTGTTTTGGATGTTTCAATTACTCCGAGCTGTTCCATTAACTTCTGATTCTGTACAATGAGGTCAGCCATATTTCTGCTCATCTCCTGCATGTTCTTATCCATATTGGACATTTGCCCTTTCAATGCGGATATTTCCTGCTCCTGCTGTTGCTTGGCTGCAAATTCAGGGTTAAGCATGGCAAGCATCTGGTCACATACCCCAAGAAAGTTCTGATGATATTCCACGCTTTTTAGAACATCCTCACTCTTCTGTTTCATAGTAAGGACCTCGGTATTCATCTCGTCTCTTGACCCTGTAATCAGCATTCCTGTTTTAACATCATCAGCAATATTGGCATTAGCCGGTATCTCTTGCAAATTGACATTCTGTCCGTTTATATTCACGACAAAATCAATAACCTGGACAGGCTGTGGATAAGGCATGTTGGGAACAGTCTTATATATAGTTTTTATAGGGCTTACATTAACGACCTGCCCACATTCCAAACTTGGATTTGCACCTCTGTGAAGAAGATATAACGTACTGTTTACTCGTAAGTTCTGAAACATGATTGTTTAATTTTAAAGGAGTGTGGCTATTTCCATTTTGGAAAATACCACAAAACTCCATGTTAATTATTACTTGCTCCGTAAAGAAGCGGTTTCTACTGTAGGAGCCGGAACCGTTGTCGGTCTGTATCCGCCATTAACAAGATACAATTCGTTGGTGTACTTGTTGTAATGAATCTCATAGATGCCGGTTCCAGCCAAGTTTGCAACAGTTACAGGCTCATTGTTATAAGCCATCAACGGTCTTGTGTCCCCGTTAGTCCCTATCAGTATCGGGAGTGTTGCAGTCGTACCGGCAGGGATCGCCTGACGAAGATTGACATAGAACCCTCCGACATAGTCCCTGTTGCGGAACGCATGGTTAGGAAGCTCCAAAGTCACATTTTCAGTACCGACAGTTACAGCCACCGTAGGAAGAGTATTGAAATTCGCTCTTCCTATTGACGGAAACGAGAACGGAAATCCTGTAAAAAAGTTAGGCCACATAATTACCTCCTTTCTTACCAGAATCAACCCCAGTAGTTATTACAACCGCATCCGCTACGTCCGTATGCTGAGTCACCAACATAAGCACCGAAAGCAGCCGCACGGTAAGTATCCATGTTTACACCAACAATGTTAGGGTATTGAACTGGAACTGTGTTAGGTAACTTGCATTTGATTCCATCAACATCGCTTTGCAATGCTTGTAATCCTGCTGCAAGGGGAGCAATCTGTTGACCTACCGCATTCAGGATTGTAGCATTCTGATTACGTTGGGAGATTTCAGCCGTAAGAGTTGCCTTTTCCGCAGTAAGAGATGCAATCTTATCCTGTAATGCCTGATTCTGAATTGCATCAAGTTTGGCAAGGATAGCATTCGTGTTGGCAGTAGCACCGTCACGTAATGACAATGCGTTTTGGTTTGCAGTATTAACCAATGTATTGGTCTGGTTGCACATTGCAAGCTGACTCTCATATCCTTGTGTGGTTACAAGCTGTTTCATATCGCAGCAACAGCTACAGATTTGAGATGTCAGAGCGTTGTTACCCTGCATAATTGCGGTAAGGATACTGTTGGTATTCTGTCCCATTTGGTTGCCAAGACCACAGATTGCCTGGGATACAGAGTTAATACCGGCAAGGATTTGATCGGAAGAAGTGTTCACGGCTTGTGCCAGTGATGCAATATCGACACCGTTTCGGTTAAGTGTCTGCATGATCATCTCTCTTCCTTCGTTCGCTCCTTGATTGTTATTTCCGCCAAAGCCGAAATTGCCATTTCCAAAAATAGCCGCAATCACAATAAGCGCAATGATGTCTTGAAAACCACCATTGTTACCAAAGAAACCACCGTTACCATTGCCGCCTCCAAGCAGCCCCATCAAGTATCCGGTATCAATTCCTCTGTTTTGCAAAGACGGAAGAATAGAAGCAAGCAGACCGTTGCCTGAAGCCGCTCCACCGTCTTGGTTAAAAACATACGTTCTTTCCATAGAGATTTATACTTTTTTATTACGGTCAATATCAACCGCATCACAAAAGTATATAATAGAAACTGCGTAAATCAGAGCTCATTTTCAAACGATTTGCAGATATATTGCAATCATTTTATTTGTTGTTTTTCGACTCTCAAAAGTAGATATCAGGTAACGTACACTGGCTGATGTTTTGTGAAGCAAAGTGGCGATCTGTTCAGGGTACAGACCGAATTCAGTAAGGAAGAACACTACAATGGAGCGGGCATCGACAACTTCAGTCACTTTACTTGATGAAAGGATTAATTCTGTGGAAACTTCAGTTTCTTTTCCTACAAGGTTCAATATTTCGGCAAAAATCTCTGACTTACACATGGTAATTAATTTTTTTGTTGTACTTTTGCCTTTGCCAATCAAACTTACGGTTATTGAAAGAACAAAAGCATGTATAGAAATGTTAAGGACATTATACCCCTGGCACTATCTATGCATGCTTTTGTATGTTTAAAAGTTTGATTGGCGTCAACTTTTGTGCTAGGGGTTCTTTTTACTCTGCCCCCAAAAGAGTTACATTTGTTATGATAACCGGCCTTCTACTTACCGGATAAACTTAGTGCTTAGTATTAATTAATGTATCATTTTAGCCTCCTTTCTTTATGAACATTTTTCCATTGGAAATTGTTATGTAAGTAAAACTTAAACTTTTCATACCGGAAACGGTCTGTGAAGATAGTAGTTCCGGTAATTTACCACATAAACAAGTTATAACTCACTCCGGCACCGAAGTACAAACCTCCCGGATAACTATATCCTGCCTGCAAGCCCAATCCCCAGCGTTTCTTCTTCTGTAAAGGTGAAAGAGTGATGATTTTATTGTCTCTGTACACCTCCATGAAGTCAAGACTGGGCTTATATCCACTGACTATCGCCCGGTAATCATCGGTCTTATACTCCTTGCTTGTGATCGGTATCAGTACCGGAACAGAATCTCCTTCTACGGTTCTGTCAGTCGTTGTATCTATCAGAATAGGTAGATATACCGTATCGGTACGTTTCAGAGTTTCTTTTACCGGCTTAAGGATTGTGTCTCTTACTGTGTCCCGGATATGTACGGTATCTCCTTTAATGTAAACCGGTGACGGCTCGTGCGGATTACAACGCATCCACACGAGAACACCTATAAGCAGGCAGACTAATATCCAAGGGAGGGACTTCATACTACTTCAACATAAATACCAACCAATTCAGAGAGGTTAGCGTACACCGCCTGTCCGGTCGAACGGATACACTTATAAGTCACATCACCTTGCGAATAATATTTACCTTCAAATAATTCCATATTGTTGTTATATGGAATAGGATCGTCAATCGTTCCGGCAGCACTCTCGTTGATTTCCTCGTAGAGTGCTGCGGTGTCAATGCTGGGCGGTTGATTCTCCAATACGACAGCAATGTCCTGACGAACCCGGTACAGTCCATCGTTGTACTGCACTTTCATTCCGGTTGTTAGTGACTTGCCTATGAACTCCATCCAGTACGGATACATGGATTTCACTTTCAACGCTTCATTGTCTGTTAGGGACATAGTTTGAATTCCAGCCTTAGTTATGTTCAACAGGTTTTGAGCCGCTGCTACCCGAATGAACTCTGCACTACCTTCCGGACGTTCCTCTTCCGCCCATGACCATTCTTCGCTTGTCAGAAGGTCGTTCAGTTCCGGGCTGTCGAAATAGTAGATCGGAAACTCTTCGTCCTTGTAAGGAGTCAGAAATTCTTCGTGGAGGATTACCTTACTACCGTCTTTGCTTTTTCTCATTGTAGGGATAGCCAACAGGCCGTGCTGGGCTAGCCACTCGATTGTTACTACTGCGTATTTCATTGTTTTACTTTTTTTAAATGCCCTCAACTGGGAATTTATATGTTCCGTTAATTTTTTCTAAGTGATTTTAGGCCATTATGAGAAAATGGCGCATCATTATTTATTTGCCTGTGATAGTCTATAAACCTCTTTAGCGATTTTCGATAATGAAAATTCGGCATATATCTCGCTATCAGTTGCAGTTGCACTTCGTGAGGCTACCAATACCCAATTAATATCCTGCGGTATGGTAACATCAAATTTGTTTTTCCCGATTTTACTCAAAACACCACTGACGATAATACTGTCATATGTCGGCTTTTCAGTAAAATAACCTATCTGATAAAAAGCACTATTATTTGAATAAACATTTGCCAAGATTCTAGAATATTTAAAAGAGGGCATAAGATATGCTTCCCACGATGGGCTAAGTACAACCTTGCCTGATTCATTAATGTATGCGGTAAGTTTATCTTCAGCAAGTTTTATGTCATCGTAATTTCTTCTGTCTTGCTCTTCAAAGTTCCCATCAATCGCAGTAGCTAAAGTACCCCACTTTTGTTCGGAGTCCTTTGCTATATCAAATATCTTTCCCATAACTTATTCGTTTTTAATTAATGTTTCATTCGAAATTAAAGTATCGTTACCTAACATTGTCAAGTAGCTGGAGATAACTATGCTGATCTTCTGAGGAGACTTGGTGACCTTTCCGGTTACTTCATAGACACCGTTGTCTCCAGATATGGATATGTCGCTAATGGCGTTAGATGATATATCGACCAGCTTATCAGAGGGATTTGACAATTTTATGGTGATAGTGACCGTACTACCCTCAATAACGTATTCCCCCGGATTAACCGAGTAGGATATCGAGGAGTAAGGGATGTTGCTCTTCACTATTGGTCTGAACTCCACCATACCCGGATACAGAGTGCCTAGTTTGTGCTTCTTTAGCTGGCGCTCCAACAGAAACTCAGAAAGGGTGTATGGGAATAGAAGGAAAGACCACAAGCATAATTTAGAATATTGTGAGACTCCCTCATTTGAGCCTATTGTTAGTCCGTCACCCGTCTTAACAGAGTTACCTCTAGCTATACTGTTCCTGTTATATACATAAGTAGACTGATATGAGATCTGTCTTGACGAATTTAATACAACGCTTTCTGTTGGAGTACCAAAACTATAAGGATAGGTAACATGAGACGTTGGATGCACCATTTCCATTAAAAAAGGAGCACCTCCCGTTCTTCCAACAGAAGATATAAATGGGACACAATTTACATTTTCATCCTGATACGCTCTATCGACAGCCACAGTGTAATCCTTCAATCCCAAATCACCTACAAACTGACCGTAGTCATCTACTCCGTCTGATTGCAAGCCTCCTTCTTCGTTAATACCACTTTCTGGAGTTCTAGCATAATTATATAACGTCATATCACGTCCATTACCACTAAAGTCTTTAAGATACCAATCTTCATCGGGAGTATCATTAGTAAGACCTTGCTTCTTCACATTGTAGTAAATATCAGGCTTAACATACTTGTCCAAGTTGTAGTAGGCTATTATTTGATTAATCTCGTCAGTGGTCAATACTCGTTTGGCAATGAAAGTCCAGTACCAAGCAACTTTACTTAATTCAACTATGTTATTATCACCATTTATATATCCTTGTACACTAAATTTTCCTTGCGATAAATTACCGATTATATGTATAGAATAATCGTTTTTATCTCCTAATATAGTATTTATTATATGACTATTGTTAGCATTAGAATTATTAACATCATATACTGCATATCCATATATTCCAGTCTTACCAATATTGGCAACATGATTTCTTACATATTCATATCCTATAGGTTGTCTAATATAATTAGTTAATGCAGCAGCCGTAGCACCTCTCAAAGTTATTTGATGAATCATACTAACTACAGTAAATTTATCAGCAATACCCATTTCTTCAACAGTATTCTGACTGACAATCATGTCATTTACTCCGTCGGTGACGAAAGCACCATAGTAAGAACTATCTTTATCTGCGTAGCCACTTCCTTCGGTGTAAGCTGCGTTGCTGATTACAAACGGATTGCCAGGGTCTACCAAGTTCTTGATAATATCCCTGTCTGGATCAGTGTTGCTCTTGCCGTCAGCTATCCATACACCTGCCAAGGAAGACAATACATCGGGAGAGATGTAGGGACGGTCGGTAACGGAAGAAGCTCCCGGAACTCCCAACTTAATCGCATTGAAGCGGATAGGATCAAGCCCTATCGCATCAAGCCTAATCGGATTTAATCCTATCGCTCCCATTACTCTTCTGATTCAAAATATTGAGCCTTGACCGGCTGCGTCTCACATTCAATCTTGATGTATTGTCCGGGGATTATTCCGACAATCGGACGGGCGAACTTCTTATCGTAATTTCTGCTCTCTACAACAGAGAAATTTTCTCCGTCATAGCTTATATACACCCAAAGCTTACCTCCTTTTTCAAATGTGATCTGCAATCCTATTTCTGCCGAATTTACTTGTACAGTATCACTTATATAATTACGTTCGTCTTTAGCAAAGGTTATATCTGTTAATGCCATGATTGTTCCTCCTATTATTATGATTCAAATTTGATATCGTTAATTCTATTCAACCACCCTCGTTTGAACTTGTTGTTTGCAGGACGTTTCCGGCAGATGTCCTCTATAAAATCAAAACGAGCAATCTTGATCCGATCAAATAACTCGCGTGGATTCTTAGAATTAACTGCCGAAATGGTTTTTGGTCCGACAATACCGTCAGGAATTACGCCGACCAATTCCTGCGGGATCTTGATACCATGAATACCAGAGGCCCACACCCAATCAACGAGAATATTAGCAACTGATTGAGATTTTATCTCGTCAGCCTTCCAACGGTCCCAATACATTGTTTTCATGATCTCTGTCCATTCCTCCTTAGAGAGATTCTTCAACCTTTCTATTGTTGGTTTTGGATAGCCTTTTTTCTTGCAATAAGCCTCATAGGTGGAGATTGTTACTCCCATATTGGTAGCTCCTCCTAAATCATCAGGATCATTTACGAAACCACCTTCCCATTTTAAGATGAACGGTGCCAATTCTTTTACATCTGCCATATTTCTTTCCTCCTATAATATCAATGTTAATACTCCCAACGCCAGACCCACGCAATCACAGATGATGTCTTTAATTGAGAACTCTGTTTTCTTACAATACTTATCGTATATCTCCTTCAAGATGAAGATTGCTATGGTTATAATGATTGCTTCCCATAGTGGCACAATTCCAAAAAACTTTGATAGCCATATTATCAAGTTCTGGCACACTATAATGTGAGCCATGCCGTCTAATCCTATCTTGGATAGAGATTTACTGATTAATGTCTCGATTCTATTTACCCAATTCATCCACTTCCTCCTTTTCTATAATTTCCTTCACATCCTCCTTATCAACCTTAAACACCTTCTTACCAAACACACCCAAAGCCCCGATAAGATTGATGTTAATCCCCTTTGGCTTCAGTATATTCCCAACGATTGAGCATCCCTCTATAAAGCATACCAATAAGCAGGAGTACACATCAATAGGATATTCATTATGACTCGCTACGCTAATCATACAGACCATGCATACGAAAGCAAAGTAAGTGACCATTTTTCCCATGGTCGCACGAATTGCGCGAGAGAATCTTACTTTATCACCCATTAGCATGCTTTTCCTTACTCCGAACAGGAGATCACAGAGAATTACCGCACACGTAACAATCAGCCATGGAATCATATTTTGCAATGATTCGGCAACAAACGCTCCGGCTATTGCGGCGAAACTGCCAGTAGTGGTATGGATTATCGCTTCTTTCATATTAGACAAGTCAGATAAACGGTTAACAACGAAATTACCTCTATCCAGAACATAGGTTTCCTTTTGACAAGAGTCGCAATGAAGTTACCCGTCCAGTTCTCACTTATCGCAATAGCCAGATATGCAATAAATCCCACCCATAGAAAAAGCCAATACCAGGCATTACAACCTACCCATATTTGGGAGAAGATTAAAGACATGGCGGCACCGATACAATGTGATACCTTCTGGCTTCCTTTAAAGTTGGGAGACACACCCAACACTCCCATTCCGACAACAGAAAGGAATACAAGAAACTGGCTGTTCTCGGAACTGGCTTCCAATGCAGCCGGAAGAAGCAATGCACCGGAACCGACCATGCAAAGAGTAAACCAGAACTTATGCGTCAGGGCGTAGTAGGTATCACTGATTGAATAAGGGATTTCTTTACCCTTCTTTATCATCGCGAAGACATACCCGGCGATGAGGATGAATGACATTAATACTAGTAAAATCATAGGTTTATCTGTTTTTTAAGTTATTGATTTACTTTTGAAAGAGCTTCGTTGACAGCCATTCGATCAATTACACGAGTAAATAGCTGTGTATACTTTTTTAGAGATTCCGCTTGTTCAGGCGATATATCAACTTCTCCTTCCCGGTGTATATCTTGTGCAAGATTAAATTCTCCAAGATCACCTGTAGTCTGAAAAATCGCATTTCCAAATGTTTTAGATACATCGATGGTACTCTTATTCCCTTCGAGATCCACTAGTTCAATTTTTCTAAAATCTATTTTCATTGTTACAATTATTTAATAAACAGGTTATTAACGTAATATGATGGGGAAGTCTTAGCAATATCAGCTGTCACAAATGTTACGAACTTCCAAGGTTCAATAGTATAAGTTAGAGAACTAGGCTGATTATATACCACTCTTTTAGGATAATCAGAGCTATTAACAACCGTCACTTTCTTGAATGTTGCAGAATCGCAAATACGCAAAACATAATTTCCATTTCCTTCCATAACAATGCAATCTATAGGTTGTCCCGATTGAGGATATCTATCTACATTATTATCTGATCCATAACCATAGATGTGAACATAAAAATTCCAATCATTATTGGCAAAAACTTTAATTGTAGTCATTACTCTATGCCCGAACTCCCCTCTGCACCACAAGTCAGATGTGTAAAATCTCCATGAGCGACCTTCCTCAGAATTGTACCCTTGTTGGTATAAATCCCCAGAAATCCAAGTTTTTGAAAAATCAATATTAAACGAAGAGGAAACATTATCTCCAGAGCCTTCTGTATTAAAAGAAATCTTGCCTTGTATCTTGCCTGCATTATCAATAGCTTGTAATTCTTTGAAAGTACCCGTTGCCCCTTTTAATTTTGTCACTTCAAGAGTATCAACGTTAATAAACTCCGTCTTTATCTTCCCGGCTTCTATGAAAGTCTTTCCGCCTACGGTCATTCCCCCACTTTCAGGAAGAGATATTTTTCCGTCAGCAGTTAACTCAACACCTGTCTGATTATGCTTGATGGAGCCTTCAGTCATTAACCAACCCTCTGTCTTCTCCAGATTACCCACAAATATCCCCGAAGTACCGAGGACATCAATAGTTGCGTTCTGCGCCAAAAGGACGTTGGTAGCTACGTTCACAAATTCACTGAATTCTTCCCACTTCGTTGAATCGAAAGAAGAAGTAGATGTATGAGTAATCTTACAGAGTTTGTTCTGGCCGTTATAGATTACAGTATCTATAAATGCATCATTATGATAATACTCTGTATTTGCTGCCCATACTCCACGCGGGCGGAGCATTGCACCGGGTAATCCAGTCTTTCCTTGGCTTCCAGTAATACAAACCGGATCGCTTTCCCATGTAGAATTGTCCGTATAAGTGACCTTGGTCTTAGACCATAAGTATTTTCCGTTTTGCCATGTCGGAGGTGTTGTACTCCAAGAACCACCAACCAAGGAACTGGAAGAAGTCGAAAGGTAGTATAAGATACCAAATGATTTCACTCCTTTACCGTCGTTCCCGCTAGGTCCCTTTCCGCCTGTCACGCATACGGGTTTAGTTTCCGTATAAGAATTGTCTGTATAAGTTATAACAGAACGTGTCCAAATATATTTACCGTCCTTCCATGCCGGAACAGTAGTAGACCATGAGCCACCCGTAGTGGTACTATATGATGTAGACAAATAGTATTGCCCGGAAATACTCTTAACGCCAATTCCCGTATCCCCCTTCGCTCCTGTGACGCAAATAGCCTCCGTAGTAGTCGATGAACTATCGGTATAGGTGATAACCGTTCTGGTCCATATATATTTCCCATTTACCCAAGCAGGTGTACTTGTAGACCATGAACCACCAATTAAAGAACTAGACGACGTCGATAAATAGTATTCTTCGATAACACTTTTGATGCCTAATCCATTTTCTCCCTTGCCTCCGGATATACAAGTAGGATCACTCTCCCACGTCGTAGTATTTGTGTAAATAACCCTTGTCTTACTCCATATGTATTTCCCATTAACCCATGTCGGAGATGTAGTAGACCATGATCCTCCAATCAGAGAAGTAGCAGAGCTTGAAAGATAAAATAATACATCAACATCTTTTATCCCTACGCCATCATCTCCTGGCTTCCCGTTACTTCCATCTTTGAGGACAACAATGGTTTGCTGATCCACTAGCACTACTCCCGAAGTTTCACTATAAAGTCGGAACTGTATTTTAGTAGTTATTCCAGATACTGCGACATCGCTTCCTGGAGTATATCCATTTGCAGTCCCAGAATCAATGACATAGTCCATTGAATAACCGGCAGGCAGAGAAGACACTACTGTAGAAGCCCCATCCGTCTTCATTATCCGACAAGAAATCTTGGATACTTCACTGCTACCATCAGCGTTCTTTTTTATTACGTTTACGGAAGGTTGCAAGGAGTAGATGATAGCATTCTCGCCATCGGACCCCGGCTTTACCTTATTTACAGACAGGTAAACAGTTCTCTCGTACTGTGCGTCTTTATACGAAGCCTTGCCTGTCACCGGTATGCGGATTGTATCAGAAGCTGCGGCAGTAATAGCAGATACAGTTACTACTCCTGTGCTCTTATTAGCCGATGATGTCACTCCTGTAATACTTCCTACTGTGAGAGAATCAAGAGCCAGTTTAGTGGTTCCGTAATACATCGAAAAAGTCGTAGTAAGAGGAAGGCCAGATATCACGGCACCGGAAGAATTGCAGGCAACAGACTGCATTCCATCGTCAAGGATTGCGGATATGCTTCCTGCCCCATCTGCTCCCGGCTTCCCATCTTCAGTCATTAAATGCCATGCCCCATCTTGATATACGTAACATTTCTTGTCGGTAGTATTTCGATAATACCATCCGTTCTGAGGATTCGACGGAGCGGAAGCAGATTCACCTTTAAATACAAGACTTGTCCCATCATCTCCAGGACGTCCCTCAGAAACGACTTTCAACCAGTCCGTAGAAGAATCTGACGGTTCCTGCGTAGTAGTAGACTCAATACATATCCATGTACTGCCGTTATGAGTCACTTCATCGTAGTACCAGTATGTGCCGGATTTCCATTCACCCTTGAATGCCGGAACGGGAACCTCAGTCACACCGTCACTGGATATCTGCCTGATAGTTCCAGTCATATAGACTCTATTGAGATATGCGCTATGACCGGACATATCAATGCCAAACAGCTTCAGGTTAGATAAGTCGCCTAACTGCATGGCTATCATGTCCTTCGTTATTTCCCAGTTATTAACACCCTTAAGGAAGCGGATATAATTCTGTGTAGAGTAACATGACTTCTGGCGCTCAGCGTTAGTGAAATTACCGTATGCGACAAAATGCATCGCCTTACAAGGATTGAAAGTATATCCACTACGGAGGACGTATTTAAAAGAAGAGTTATCTATCTTTTCTGTAATCCGAAAATACGCAGTTTGGAAACCGGTATCGTTATTGAATACTCCCTTACAGATATCATCAACCTCTACTTGTGATACCTCCCCGGGTTCCAGCTTTAAATGAACGGTCTTGTTCGCTGCATCCACTGATTCAATGATACCACCGCCGGGAGCATTCCATTCTTCACCGGATACAATAGACACACGGTTATACCGCAACTCCGGTACTTCCAAGAAATCACGCAGCCGCAAAGACTTTGCGTCAATATGGCCTTCGGGAGTAATCAGCCAGCCTAGGAGGTTCTGCACGTAGTCTTTTGATGATATTTCCTTTGAGAAAGTTGCGTCCTCGGCTATCAATTTCTGAATAACAGCCTTGATCTTAACATTAATACCGGCAAGGAAAGTTATCAACCCTCTAGCTTCATCATCCTCTATCTTGCTAAGATATTTGTTCCCGGATTCTTCTTCCGTAATAATTGGAGATAATCGATAATGCTTTCTACCGTCTTCTTCAGATATAGTATCATCCTTCACCAGTTTATACACGCCTTCGCCTATTTCGACAGAAATAATCTGACCGGCATACGGGAAATACTCTTCCGCGTCCGTATTACGGGCATACGATATCGCATCCTCCAATGTCTTGAAGGTTTCAGTGGAATCAATAGGTCTTCCCGTTGTTCTTTTATATTGTAATGCAAAACTACTTCCGTTTATCTTCACCATAATCTTATGCAGTTTTAAAAGTGAAAGTATCAGGGTCATTCAATCCGGGTGTCTGAATAACCCACATCTTATAACTAATAGCGGCACTTCCATTGGCTCCTTCTACGGAAATATCCACCGGGCCGGTAGTAATACCCGTATCTTCTATGAAGTTGCCCGGGTAAGCTGTCAATGTCAATTCTTTGATCACATCTGCTGGAATACACACAGCAATCGTTTTCCATTTATCTACAGAGAACTTATATGTGCCCGGCCCCTTATAAAGTCCACTTGTTCCTAATGCACGTACTTCAGCAGAAGTGGCGGGAACAGAAGAACATATACCGGCAAACCATTTACGGCGGACATTTACACTGATTGTATCTCTAAGTTCTTGTCTTGGCAATGAGCCATCCTCACTAGCAGCATATACAATCATTGCTTCATAGGTTTCACTACGAGTATATATACCCTCCAACTGTCTGACAGCAGTTTGGATACCTCCAACTTCTTCTGAGAAGCTCAGTTTATTATTAGGGTTGCCGTCGTAATACGCAGACTCCATAGGCCCCTGACCGTTCCTTGATGCAGTATACGTGATGTAACCTTTGTCTGTACCGAACTCAACATCATTGGGAGTTGATATTTTGCTTTTCAATTCTCCTACTGATTTTTGAGATAACATTCGAATAAAGGCATCTACTACCGTAGTTCCTTCTAGAATGACATCACCGGCCTTAAAATATCCGGCCTTATCGACGGTAACTTCTACATTTTTTGTGAACTTGGCAGTTATTTCACCAGTATCGGTAGATGTCCCTCCACTACTGATTACTTGTTGCTTAATCTTCTCTTTACGATAAGTAATAGAATCAATTTTACTTTCCAGATCCCCCAACTTAGAGTAAGGAGCAGTCTCACCGACAGTATATATCAAAGAATCATACGGAATATCCAATGGGTATTCATAACCAATTATCCGTGATATTCTTCCGTCCTCAAAATATGCCTTATTGATCAGATTCACTTTTTGTCCAACGGAAAACCGCTTCGAAAATGCGGGGTCATACATGCCAGTATCAGGGTCAATACCATAGACATAGTCCGACATCATCGTAGTGTCGTAAGTAGAAGGGTCCTGCTTTAATTCATTGATATACTCCCTTGCTCTTTTTTCAACTTCTTTCTCTGCGTCAGGAATAAGTTTATCGGATATAAACTGAGGATCATATCCGTAAAGGATATATGTATCGCCACTGGTAGGATGCAATATTTCATCCGGAAGCATACGCCCATAATCATCGTTACGCTTTACTTCATATACCTGCGCTTTGGGATTCCACGTCCCGTCTTCAAGAAGTTCAGACTGATATATGTCAGATGAGGGGTCATAGGGGTTAAATATGACTTCAAAATCCATACCGGCTAAAGGACCGGATTGAAATATAACACGCAATTCCTCTCCGGGTAATTGATAACTTTTTGAGAAATGAAAACCTAGGTCAGCATCTTTAAATCGCCACGCGGTCCATTTTTCTTCATCCTTACTACCATCTGGTTTCTCTGTTATATCAGTATATGAATGCGTATATACATCCCCTAATCCACCCACACGACTTGGATAAATATCGTCAAAAACAACAATCTGTTCAATTGCTTCCTCTGTATACATGTCGGGGTATGCGTCAATGTATGGAACTCCCTCCGGCATCATCAAGCGTTTGGTTACAATCCCTTCAACGGTCAACAGATCCTTATCGTCAGAAAAATAACTTATAGGGACCTGACTTTTTATTATATTGTTGATAGTATACCGATTACCAATGGAAGCTGTGACCCCTTCCGGCAAACGTATAACATTGGAGTCATCACCCGTTAACAGATCAGGATTATAAGTAGCCGAAAAAGTTTTTCCCGGATTGGTACCAGAGAGAAAGGTTACAGATACGTCTGCCGATGCAGATAGGCACTCTATTTTGACATTCTTTTCTCCTGCCCTTCCGATAGTGTATATCACCGTTTTTCCTGGATGATTCAGAGTAAAGCTGAATGTAAACAAGAGCTTGCAATTATCGGCCTTTTCAGAAAGAGAGAAATCGGTGTCGCTAAAACCAATAGTAAGACTTGAGACTGAATTATTGAAAACTTTCTCTTGAATATCCAGTACTTTCTCTACGCCCCCGACATGGTAAACCAATGATAATTTTGCCTTAAAATTTTCAATGTTTGACGTGAATCGGGTGCTAAAGTATAGCGTCATTGAATTGAATGATATACGATATTTGCTTGCCGGCATAGAAGAAGCAAAAACATCTGTTGTAACTTTATAGGCACTCTGCTCCCCTTCCATTTCTCCCTCTTTGAAAACATTCATGTTGATAGGAGATATCCCTGTATGGGAAGACGATGGGAAAAAGTTTATATTTAGAGGCCTTGAAGTATCGGAAATATCTCTTCCTGTAACATTTTTAACATCAAATATCAAATTCTTCCGGTAAGTAGAAGGAATGTTTCGTGTAGAACCAAAAGCATATACTCTAGTAGCGTAGGAAGTCTGGCTATCGCTACGACTCATAGAACCGACATTAACTCCAATCTCAAAGTCAACAGGATCACCATGTTCACAACGGCCAAAATGGATCACCCCTTCCTCTACCCACCATTCACATTCAAAAGTCTCCGCCATCTGAGATAGGGTGTCCAACATATTCATGTTATTATATGAAATCAGTTTGGACGATTCATCAACAGAAGCATCAATCTCATAAGTAAATGCTTTATCTTTATACTTATATCCTAAGACCTCCAGATTCTTTATAAATACATCCATGTGGACATTTAAGGTATCAGTCAAATTCCAACTAGCCTCTTTACCGCCACTCTGTGGAGTATAGAAGAATTTCTTATTCTTCCATTTCCAGTAATAAGCGTCAAGGCGGAGTTCGTAGTCATAGCCTCCGGTAGTGGTATTATAGGTAGGTTTATACAGGTCTACTACTTCAAATATTCCCAACTCATTGTCTATGTAGTCCCCTAACTTGAAATAGATAGGACTGGCAAGGGAAAACTTTAGAGTTACATAATCTTCCTGCATCAAAAGGAAGTGTCTTTTCGAACCCTCATTGATAGGAGTCGAAAAGCGAATGTTGCCGGATATGTCTTTGATGTCTACTAATTCCATAACACACCAAAGTTCGGAGATAAAAATCTCAAAACATAAAATCCGGCAACCCTATAAACCACAATTTGCCTATTGTGGCAATTTTACTCTCTATTACCCGGATTCGGCTCGTTTAGCTTTACTGAGATCTTTGAAAACGTCCTTATTGTATTGATTCCAAAAGAAGCGGACCTAATATAATACAAATGATATACTTCTTCGCCTAACGCTGGGATCTTGACAGTAAATTCCCCCTTTGTTATCTCATTCAGAAATGCTTTATACTTAGCTATGTAATCAGTTGGGGAATTCCCTTGTAGGGTAAAGGTTAGCGTTAGATCCCGTTCATCAATCTTCCGATTGGCTATAATTATTTTCTTCCCGTCCTGTAAACGAGACTTATTCTCTATAATTTCTTTCATTGGAAGCGGAGAGTAGATAGCTTCAATGAACCCGTCTCCCATTCTCACGCCCCACGTCGCAAAAGCGTCTTTATTGTTAATTAATAAGTCAACCATAGATTATAATTTTGATGTATTACGTTTAACTTCTGCAATATCTGTCTCAATATTCTTCAATGACTTGTTCATGCTTGTTGTATCATCATGAATACCTGTCAACTCTTCATAAGACAGCCTTAACAAATCCCGTGTCTCACTAGCAATATCCTTTATCCCTGTAGTATTGGTAATAATAGGCAGCATATCAGCTCTCAATTCAAGAATAGACATCGTTTGAAGCTGGTTCTGATTCTTAATCTCTTCTCCGGCAATTTGCAAAGCAGTGAAACGTCCGTTAAGTTCGTCTATTGAATCCTGAGAAGCAGTTGCAAAGCCTTTCTTCGACGATTCCTGAGAAGTAGCAGAAGTATCCCACCCAAATGTTTTAAACATTTCTTCTCGATCATGCATCATATCTTCTACAATCTGTTGATACTGTTCTTTGAGAAGGTCTGCTTCGTTTTTGGTAATTTTACTATCACTTCTCGCTGTATCGCTCCATTGCTCATAAAGAGCATTTATACGGCCTTGATACTGACTAGCGACTAACCCAGCCATGATTGACTTACGAAGATAATCCTCAAAGTTATCACACATATCTTCAAAAGAAGTATCCATATCGGATAACTGATCAATAAACCCATTGTAGAAGGAATCAAAATCAACCCCTGTCATGGCTTGATTAAGAGCATCCCTCAGTTCATTCGCTTCATCTTTACAGGCTACGATGCTATCCAGGTTTTCACGAATTCTGGCATCAATTAAATTCCATGCTTCCGGCATTTGGGACTGAATGAGGAACAATTCATCTCCTGACAAACTATACAAGTCTGTCATGGAGCTTATTGATTTACCTAATATGTCGCTCATCTGCTCAAAACCACCTATTGCACCAACATTTTTGTTAGAATGCCATTCCGCACTATGAGACTTCCAACTTGCACCGGCACGCCCTGAAGCTGCGGCAATCTTTTGGAGATTAATTACTTTCTTCTCGTAATTATCCATGGCTTGTGTAGCTGCTTGAACAGATGCAAATCCACCACCGAAAACTATATCTTCCTTGCTTTTGTCAATAATACGATCATAGATCTCATTTATTGCTTCAAGCTGTTCCTTTACTCCTTCATAATAAGCGGTACCGTCCGGCCCGAACAAATTACCCATTGCATTGACAAGTTGAGAGACTCCACTTACAGCACTCATGATACCTCCGGCAATATCTCCAGACATTATTTGTCCTACTCCTACTGCCGTTTGCCCAAGACCGGAAAGACCGTCAATAACGTTATTTATTTCATCGTTCAAATCTTCTCCAAATATGGAAGATATATCACTCCCAAACTGTTTGATAGCAGGAGAAAACTCTGTTATAGCTCCCCCTATAGTTGATATGCCCTGGCCGAGCTTCCTTGTATCACCATTAGCATTCTTTATATCATCGATTCCTTTTTTCATATCCGAGAAAAAGGATAACCAAGGGGATTTACCTTTAACTTCTTCTTTTAGCCTTTTTATGGCATCCGTTATATCCTTGATATTGATTGTCCCATTCTCAAGATTTGCGATATCCTTGTCTGTGAAACCTACAGATTTTAAATTGATAAGAGATACTGACTCATCCGTTCCAGACATATACTTGATTAACAATTCATACTTATCAATAATATCTTGAATAGATGATACACTCTTTTCACTTGCATCTTCAAACAAATCAGCCATGACATGAGTAGATTTCCCGAACTGTTCGTCCAGCTGAGCTATTGCTTGATTCTTCTCAGCAATTTTAGTAGCTCTTTCAGCACTATGTTCTTCCAATTTAGCTATTTCATCATCATACTTCTGAATAAGATTCTTCCGTTTCTCTTGATAATTACCAAATTGGATGAAATATTCCTGCCATGCTTTTTTATCAGCCTCTAATCTTTCATTATTAGTACTTGTTATACCTTTTTCTCTATTTCTTGCAGCATTAGAAGCCCATATTCCCAGTTGATTAGTTTGCTCATCTGTCAATCTTCCGCTTTGAGACGACTCCCAACTAGCTTTCTGTTTCTTAATGGCATCTATTTCCTTCTGGTAATCCAAATCGATTTGTTTCAACTTCCTTTCCGTACCTTCTTGCATAAGGTCGATTTCAGCTTGTTGGTTTTGACGGCGGATAGCAAGAAGTTCCTCATTGAGCCTTTCTTGTTCTTTCTTACGTTTATCTGCTTCTTTTTGAGAATTAGAAAGAGATTTATTTGTTTTAGAATCTGAATACTTATCTATTTGTTTTTGTGCTTCTTGTATTTGTTTAGTGTATTTATTCCATTCTTCTGAATTCTTTTTAGAAACATCTAAAGCATCACGAGCATCCTCTGCTTGTTTTTTTTTGTTCTCCCAATACTCCTTATTCTGAACGGCATTTAAACGGGCTTTTTGTAAATCTTCTAAAGCTGAAACAAATTGCTTTATTTCACCAACCTTAAAATCTTTACTACCACTAAACCATTCACCTTGTACATTTTCAGATAGTATTTTTTTATAAGTATCAATTGTATTTTTTAGTTCTTCATCTGATTTTGACTTAGAATCTGCAATCAATTTATTGATATAGTCAGATGCTACCTTTTGACGTGAAACTTCCCTTTCCTCCTCTAATCTTTTCAGTTTCGCTATTTCATCATCAACAGCCGACTGGTCATTAGTACGCATCCGTTCAATATACTCTTTCTGATTCTTTATGCGCTCGTCATAGCTTCGCAATTCCGTTTTGTTCTCTTCGGCTTTTCTTGTTGCATCCGTTTCTGATAATTCTTTTTTCAGAGCTATCAATTTTTTAAGATGTCCCTCTTCATCAATATACTTTTCAATAATGCTAGGATACATTTTCTTTAGAATATCAATAGCCCCCACTCTCTCCATTTCAGCCTTAGTTTCATCCTCTATGGAGGCTATCAATTCTTCGACCTTTGTTTTATGCTGTTCTTCACGTCTGACGGCAGCTTCTTTTGTCTCATTATACCGTTTCTGCATTTTCTCGACTTCCGTCTCACGTGTATAGAACTTATATAACCCATAAGTCGCAGTTCCAACAGCAGCGGCGAATAAGACATACGGATTAGCCAATGCCTTACCCGCGCCCTTAAATGTTGAGATGATATTCTTTTGAACTGTTGCAAATATCTTACCTCTTGCGGCAGCAATAGCCATAGAATTAGACAATACAATATTTGCAGCAGCAGCTAATTTCTTTTCAACTACTGCTTGTCGTAAAATCATTATATTAGCCCGTTCTAACATATTAACCACAACTATAGCCGCTTTGTATGTCCCATAGGTAGCTACTAAAGATGCAATGATTGCTCCAACCTCTTTATAGTTTTCAATAATAGATGTTACAGTCGATATTGTCATAGATGCAATTCCCTGCGTATCTTCTCCAATAGAATTCAACATAGAATCCCAAGCATCACCCAAATTAGAAATTTGACCGGACAATGTCGTAGATTGCATTTCCATCAAGTTATAGAATTTACCACCCTCATTAGTCATATTCTCTATAACCTTCTGCAATTCAGGGAAGCCGACTTTACCTTCAGTAACCATCTTTCTGATTTCTGATTCTGTTTTTCCCAGTTCTTTTGATAATTCAGCAACCAAAGGAATACCACGCCCCATGAACTGATTTACATCTTGCGTGAATAATCTTCCTTGCGACATAGACGTACCATATAGATAAACCAACTCACCAAGCGGAATAGAAAGACCAGATGCAATATTCCCCAAACGAACCAAAGTTTCATTCACTTTGTCCGCTGAAGTTCCATAAGCAAGAAGCTGTTTTGCCCCGCTTGTTACTCCTTGTAAATCAAAAGGTGTTTTTGCTGCCGTTTCCACCATTTGAGCCATTAAAGCATCGGCTTTTTCTTTACTACCCAACATAGTTTCAAAGGAGATATATGTTTTCTGGAACTCTCCACGGACATTTATCATATCGGTAACTAACCCTTTTAGTGCGGCAGTACCACCAATAACACCCAGCATCTTCGACAGAGATAAGTTGAATTGCCCTGTACCATCTAAAGCCCTACGTATATTTTCCTCATAGTTACCAATCTCCATTTTTTGGCGGGTATAAGCATCCGAATTCAACTTTAAATACCGGGTATTTTCTTGAATCTTGATATTTAGTTTCGTTCTAGCACCAGTTTCTCTCTCTTGTTGGTCTGTTACATTAGCTTGAGCGAAACGGAGTACTTTTAATTGTTCACGAGCTTCTTTTATTGACTGTACTTGAGTTTTTAATGCAACTGAAATCTGGTCGTCAGTATAGGTTTTAGGAGAACGGGGCGCTCTGCCTGTCCCTTTCTCTATCTGTTTTTGTAGTGCTTCATATTTTTTGATAAGAGAGTCTATTTCCTTTTGCTGTTTTTTTATTTGTTCAGAAGAAGCTTTTTCCTGGTCTATCCTCGCCTGTTGGGTTTGTACATATTTGTCTTTATATTTTTCCAATTTCTTTAAAGCTGATGATAATTGCTTCTCAAGAGCTTTCACAGCAGCATCACTATTTGGAACACTTGCAATCTCAATAAGAGATTTTTTTAATCTATCTATTTCTTGGCGCAGTTTTATAATGTCTTTGACATTAACATCTGCGGTAAATTTCATTCCTGCCATGTGACTTTTACGTTTTCGTTACCAAATGATTCCTTTAACTCTTTCTCCACGATTAGGCTTGCCGAATCCAGAACGTCAAACCCCTTGCTAGAAACAAAGCTCGCATACTCCATTCCATCAGCGAACACAACACCGTTTTTGGGTAGCTTCCCATATATAAGCAAGTTCTCTGTCTTGCCTTTAGCCCCCGCATGTTCGCTATCTGCCGGAACATATAGATAAACGATATTCCCATCACGAACTACAGCAGCCCCCGGAGCATTACGAAGATTCCACGTATGGTTCTGATAAGTTTTCTTGCTACTCACATTTCTTTCCTTTTGAGTGTCAACTGCATTATGCGCCGCTTCCTTCATAAGCTCATTTGCATAATCGTCCACCTCTTCAACATACTCGTCCAGGCCCGACAAATCAACCGTTACTTTCATTACTTATCAAATTTCATATTTTCACCAAAGAAATCCTTATCAGATACTTCCTTAAGCACCTCCCCATCGTATACAGCGTGCAACTTATCTTTTTGCATGATGATCAAATTGCGATATGGGATTTTATAAACTACTTCATCGTAAGAGAGATGAAGATTTTCCATGAACGACGCAATTTGCCCTAACATACAATCATTTCCTATAACTTCTGTTTTGCTGTCAGATTTGCTACGTTCTTTGCTAAATCCAACAGCATTGTAAAATTTTCTACAGAAATTAGAGAATAAGCGGCTGTAAGCCCACAGAGCACTTCTTCCAGAGTTCCCTTTGATAATTCATGTTCAAGACTATCATCCCCTTCAATAAACCAAGAAAGTGCACGAGAAGCAACGGAAATATCCTTTAACGAAGAAACAATACCCGCAATATCCTTGCTATCTTCTAGAATAGCAAGATAAGCCGAGGCGCCAGCGATTTTATGGATAGTAGGCGGGTTTACACGGTACATTTTCCCGTTTACAATTATAGGAATGAAATCTTTGCCTGTGATAGCTTCAGATACAAGTATAGCTGCTTTATTCATAATGATATTTATTAAAAGGGGGCGAGAAACACAAATCCTCACCCCTCACCACTTTACAATATAGATAATGTCTCTGACGGTTGCTTTCCTTCTTCTCCTGAAGAGCCATAGTTTACAGCACTCCCAGCGTTCACCCGCCTTGATCCAGCTGAATAACTATTTAGAGTAGCCGATTCAGAAGAAGCAATCGCCACTTTTTCATCAGTTCATGCAGCATCTACCTTTTCGCCATCAAACAGATAGTCGCTCTTAACACCGGAGTTAGGATTTTCCATAGCCACCGCTGTTACACCCAGACCGATATTCTTTTCTACCGCATTACCTTTTGCGATAACAGCAGCATTGGTAAATACGATATAATTTCCTGTTTTTGTTTGGCCTACGATTGCCTTATTTACAATTCCCGGAGTGTCAGAAGAAGCCCAGCCTGCAGCATCAGTATCAACCTTTTCACCACCTTCCAATTCTACTTTATCATCAAAAGAGAAAACGCCCATAGTGAAAGCAATTGTTTTAGCTCCTTTTTGAGTAACATCACGATAATAGATACTACCATTCAACTCGTTGATATAGTCGGTATAGGTCGGATCATCTTCTGTATACGCCCAAGTATCTTGATGAGAGTTTTCAACTTCCGTAGCAGCACCTAACCACGTTTTAAGACTTGATTTAGTCACAGCAGAAGTTATAACATCACCGTACCAAATCTTTTTAATTCCAATAAACGGTTTCATATCTTTTCAATTTACGTTTAGAGTTTCAAATAATAATTTCACATTTACATAGTAACAACATAATTCTTTGTCTTCTTCTATTCCGATACTTTCAGAAGAGTAACGATACCAGGAGCCGTCATATTGGGAAACAACACCATCTTTAAAAAACGTCTTTGCTTTCCGTTCCAGCTCATTCAAGCGAATCAAGCTTGCTTTTTCAGACCTTGTTACAGGAACGCAGAAGTTTACTTCAACATATCCTTTTTCCCAGTAAGCATCCGGTTGTTGAGTTTTGGGGTAGATTACAATTCTTTCGGTCTTTACTTTACCTTCAGGGATATTTCCCCGTTGATACATTTCAGAGATTCCAAAAGACTTGCAATCTTTAAAAATAATATTCGCTATGTCAGTCGTTACAATCATACCCAAATATCACATCTACCCTTAAATTCCTCCGAATAGCATTCGGCATTCTTCTTCACATCTCCCTCTCCTACAATATTCCCTTCGGTGTCCAGACATCTGATATGAGATCCTAAAATAATCTTTTTACCCTCATAAACCACATGGTAATTATATACCCAGCGTTCACCATTGACAGAAACTTCTTTCTGTTGGGAGTTGTCATGGCAGAAGCAATCTGTTACATCCTGCCAATACTCTCCACCGGTTTCCGGTATTGGTCGGTTATACTCGTCATTCTCTTCCGGAGTAATAACCTGTAATTGCAATTTATGCGGATGTTCTTCTAGCATATCACCAAAATGTTACTTTAGGTTTATCTGTATTCAGTTCATCTTTCAGTCCATACTTATTGCATAAAAAAGAATAGTATGACTTTATCCCGGAAATATCCCAAGAAAGAGACTTTGAATGACCGTTTTCTGATACCGATTTAGAAGTAGCTCTAAGCAATAAGGAGGGAATAAATCTTGCAATCGCAACAGAGATAGACTGTAAATTGTCTTCAGTCATTTCCCCGTCTGGATCAACCCCTGAAGAAAGATTCATCTCTACCAAGTCAGCCTCCGACAATGATATGCCGAATGACTGAAACTTTTGCTTTATGTAGTCACTAATTATCATACTTACGCATTCATCGTATCCAGGTCAAAAATTACAATCTTATTGGGAGATGTAAATTCCGGGATCCATTCGGCTCCATATTCCATGAACCTGCCTTCATCCGTACGTATGTTGGAAATATACATACCACCTTCTGAACGGGTGTAAGTCTTTCCCGGAACTGGATCGGTAATTTCATACGGAGTATGCCAGCGCATCTTTCCCTGTTTAGGAGTGGTAAACAAAGAAATACGGTTGTCTTTAAATACCTGTTTGAAAGTGCCGTCTGACAATTCTACCAAATCTTCGTTGATTACGATAGGCGGCAAGCCCAATCCTCTAAAGATAGTGGTCGCCATCTCACTAGACATAAGCCCGGCAGACAGTTGGACTTCTTTAGAATCAAAGCTTTGTTTGTAGAATTCTCCGAAGTCCTTTGATCCAATAATGCTTTTGATAAAAGTCTTTCGGGACATTTCCATAGAAACGAACATGCCGAAATTAGTACGTAATTCAACGGTTTTCTCCATAAGATAACGAACAAAATTCAGTTTGTCTGAAACTTGCGGAGTGATACGATGAACCGGAAGTTCCATTTCAAGCAATTCAATTCCTTGCGGATTATCGTCTACCTTTACCGATGCTTTACCATCAGAACGAAGATCACCGTCCACAATATCCATACGTTTGTGTGGAGCAAGCAATACCTGACGCATATCATCTACAATATAGTTGATAATATCGTCCAGTGCAGCCCGTTGATCTGGTGTCTTCGCCTGATTGAACTTATTGATTAGTTCTTGAAGCATATCGAGTCTATCGTTGTCCATCTGGTATCTATCCCCCATATAGGCAACTTCGCCATATCCAGAACCCAAAGATTTACGCTCTCTTAACGGCTTGTTAGAGTTACGGTCAATTACAGAACCGGCAACAACACCCGTTACTGTTCCCAAATATGTTTTGAACACACGGGATTTCGTTTCCTCAAAATCGAGGTGCTTTTTCCAAAAGATTTGATCCAGTCTTAGAGCCTGCACACGGTCGATAACCGCTTTCACCACTCCCGGATCATTCAGTAATGTTTGAATAGTCAAATACATAGTTCCTCCTTTCTTTAATAAGTGAACATGAATCTGTCACCCAAAGTCTCCTTATCCTTATCGGAGATAGGAACAATGAGTCTTGTCGGTCTGATCTCGTACGCTTGGCCTATAGCGGTAACAGTTGCACCCGCTTCTACTTTAGTCCATGCATAATTTAAAGCTGTTGCTGTTGCTTTTGCCGTTTTACCGGCTGCGGCAGTAGCTTCAAACAATACCGCATCCTTTTCTGCGGCAAGCGTTGGCGAAGCGGCCAGAGTAACGGTATCATATTCCGCATTACTTTTGTCGATAGCTTCAATTGTACCACCATTTGTACCATTACCAATATGCATACCGACGTACGCAAGAGAATTTTTCTTGATCTTCAACGAAGTAGAACCGGCAGTGATCTTCTCGGCTACTTCAACGTTCAAAACAGCTTTTGCCGTTCGTTTCACAAAATCAAGAACCAAAGGGGTAAGAGGCGGGATCTGCGCAACCCCTGTCAAATTCGAAATATCCAGATTGAAACCACCGGAATATCTATAAACCGTTTCAAAACGGCACATTTCCGGCATTTGTCTCTCAATCGGATTTAAATCATACTTAAAACCTGCTGGCATAATTAATCCTGTTTAGAGTTTTTAATTTCTTCAGTTCCCTTGTTTATCAGGGCGGCAATGTCATTTGAATTGTTTTGCTCATTGCTTCCCGATTCGGGAGTTCTCACATCTTGAAATCCTGCGTTGGCAAACGTCTGCTTTGCATCCTTGAAATAGTTATCCAAGTTTACATCTTCGGGAATATTCAACATAGGAACAAGGTTTTCGGGAATACCATACTCCTTCGCTTTACCTATGATTTGCTCTTGACGAGTGGCTTGTGTCTTCTCTGTTTCAAATTGAGTAAGCTTATCAGAAAGAGGTTTAACGGCTGCATTAACTGCGTTCGCAATGATGGTCGCTATATCATCTTTCTCTTCTTCCGGCTTCGGTTTTGGGTTAGTATTGGGATTCTCGATTTTATTTTTCAATTCGTCCAATTGTTTTTGTAGACCCGATTTTTCGTTTCTAACAGTATCAATGTCTCCTTGAAAAGCCTTCAGAAGTCCTTCGACCCCACTAATAGCAGTTTCTATTTGACTTTCTTCAGTTACGGTTTTAGACAAGTAGTCAGCCACCCCGTCAAACGCTTTATCACCAAACCCAAAGGTTTTATACTTCGTTTTTAGCGCTACTAAGATTTTTCCTTTCATACTGTATGAATTAGTTTTGATTTTCAACAGCATAAAGTTACACTCAAAGAAGAAAGCTATAAAATTATTATATGAGGGATAAACCACAATTGAGCAATTGTGGGAAATTAGTTGTTATAAGTTTATTTTTTAGAAGGGAAATGAGATAAAACGGCAAAAGAAAAGCGGAGGTTAGTCCGCTTTATCTTTATCAATTATTTTAGCAGCCAGCTCTCTACCAACATCTACTAGATTCAAGGTTGGGAGGACAACACTACCTGCTCCAGACAATGATGTAAGCATGCAAATGTAAGCCCTGATATAAGGGAATATTAATGCGGGGGCATTAATGGTGAAAAATGTACCCAATTTCGTTATATCCAAGTTTTCTTTAAAAGTAAAAAAACCTTCTGTTATTAAATCCACAGAAAAATCTCCATCCTTATCTTTTACAGAAACTTCAAGAGTTAACATGAATTTTTCCTTATGTTTCACTCCTCTAGGAATAATTGATATACCTAATTCGGTACCATCATTCACCTCTTTATTTATTTTAATAGATGATTCTCTTATTAAATATCCGTCAAAACGAAATTCTGATTTATTTATCTCTTCCATACTTATGCTGCTAATGCGTAATTTATTTCTTCTTCCTTTTGTTCTATAAGCCAAGAATCAAAATTAAAATCAAAGATAGTGTTATTTTTCTTATATTCTATAGGAGAATCATACCCTATCTCAAATAATATATCTTGGGCTTTACATACATCTTCTTCAGATACAAATATTATATCATAATCAGCATAATCAATATCAAATTGTGTAGCGAAACAAAGTTCTTCTCTCGCATAATCTTCGTTATTGTTAAACTCTGACAAGGGGGCTACTTCAATAATAAATGTATGGTTTGAAGAACCGTGTCCACATCTAAACTTTAAATTATTAAATTTAGAGTTCATTTCAATTAGAAATGCCTTAATTCTGTCTATTCTTTCATCCATATTATATTGAGTTTATTTTTTGTCTTATATCTTTAGCCAATTTAATGCATTTATCACTTTGATCGGGTGATATTCTTATTTCATGATAATCTGCATCTTCTCTTTTCTCCTTTAATTGTTTAACGCTATTGATGTAATTTTGTTTATCCCTACTCCCTTCAAATCTCAGAAATTTACATGTTTCATATATTAAACATTTGTGGGAATGACCATTATAATCAGCAGAAGCTTTTACCCCTTGTTCATATAGAGACATTCCCTTTCTTATTAATTTATGGCTCATTAATTGCAAACATGAGTAATATGAAGGATGACAAACTGCATCATACATTCCTGCCTCATGCAACTTAATAGCAGCTTCCAAGTTTATTTCAGATTTATCATATAGTTCATTCATACATGTCGCCAAATCCTATTAAATACATATAAGGTATCTCTCACTAGGATTATTGTTTTAGAATTTATTTATTGGGGAAAATAAAAAAATCTTCTCTTTCTAAATGGGATATCTTCTTATCCCTTAGCTGATTCGTAAGCATGAGAAGTGATTTAGAAGGATTTTCTATCATCAGTGTGTGTTGCGTGTACAATAATGGCTTCATGTTTATCTCCTTTCATAGAAATAATTAATTGTAAGACAATCTATATTTCTAGTAAGTGTTATTGCTATATAATTATGTGTTTCGTACATATCGACGTACAAATATACAACAACAACATCAAACAACAGTTTTATCAAGAGCATTACATAAATCTTTTAAGTAATATTTAGATTATTAACAGTTTCAGCACCAGCTTTTCTCTCACTAATAGCACTAACTTCTAGCTGGCTATCAGATAGAGGAAGAACACTAATAACAGTTATATTAGAAACAAAAAACCGCCCTTCGCAAGAGGGGCGGGAATGAGTTACAATGTTGACTCCGAGAAATCCAGTTCGTACACGATCATCTCATTATACACAAAGAAGTATCCTTCATAACATCCCCAAGTTCAGATAACGCAAATGATAAGGTTTTAAGTTCTTCTTGGGTAAAATCAGCAGGCTTGCCATTTATCAGATTCCCGTTTATCCGCTGATATAACCATTGGCGAGACTTACCAAAATAATGTTCTGCTATATAAGACATTGAAGCAAAATCCAAAACTTTATCTAGTTTTTCTTTTCTTTTTGCAATTTTAGCCAGTTTTTTTGCTTCATCTATAGCCTGTTCTGCACCTTTTTTAAACTCATTCAAGAACTCCTTTTTATCGGAAGGTGACAAAGAGTTTACATACGCATTAAAACGCTTCTTGTGCTCCAATTTTGCTTGTTCGGTCTTAGCCTTTGCAAAATCATCTTTCCACTTTTTAAGTTCTTCCTTTGCATTCATACGCATTATTTTTTATAAATTAAAGAGAAAATGGTAGCCCCTTATGGGGGACTACCTTTTTCTTTCAGCTTGTTTTTGGCATCAATCAAATCGTCTAGCGCATCATTGATTCCTTCTTCAAGCTCCTCCTCTGAAATCCAATCAGTTTCCCTTATTGCATTCCAATGGAGGGAAAAGAAGCTTAGGTCTTGCTCCGCAGCTTCAATCCGAGCCTTTAGCTCTTCTTCATCAGTCATATAAAGATCGCGATTCTTATGACACCACAAAGATAATAACCATTTGGTAATTAAACAAGCTTTTAGGAAGATATTTCAATGCAATATGAGATATTTAACTTTTGGAAAATAAAAAGCCCCGAACCTTAATTGGAACGGGGCTATGAGAATGTTATTTTTCTTTTTCCATATCAATATTATATATAACCGGATCGTATTTATTCATTTTCCCAGTTCCTAAATCAATTAGAAATCCCGGCCAAAAAAGAATATTCCATAAACTTTTAGCATTAAAATTAGATTCAATTACCAAAGGAGTATTAGCATACCCTTCTTTCTTAGCAATAACTGTTTTATCTGCCATTTTCTTTTTAACTTTTACAGTTACAGAATTTCCTTCTTTTATTTCCCCTAGTTTGACATTATTTGTACCATCATACAATTTAATACCGTTTTCTCCCGTGAAAGTAATGCCTTGATTAGACTTGGAGCAGATTGTCATACATGACGTAAATAGTACTGTACAACATAACAAAAACAAAATTTTCTTCATGATTGTGTGTATTTTAGTGTTTTACAATTATTTGGCAAATATATACTTAAAAAAGCAATATCAACAAATAAATATTACACAATTCTCTATTAAGGTCTATTTTTCTTTGGTTTGGGGTATTTTTCTAGTATCAAATAAAAACCCCGCCATTTAGCGAAGTAAATAACTATTTAAAGAAATCGTTAGCTTTGTCAAATGTATCAAACATGGTAAAGTCTATATATTCTTTAGAATTGCTAAACCTATTCTCGTATTCTAAGGACAGCTTTAGATAATCTTGATTATAAAATTTTATCTTATGTTGATCTTGGGCGTATTCATACGCTTCTTTGTATATTTTATACACATCTGAAATGAACTCCCTTTTTACCATTTCTTTTGCCTTCTCTTTATTCCCTATGGCAAATTCGATTTTCGCTGGAGATACCCCAGCTATTGACATAGGAAAAGATGATTTTATCTTCTTCACATCATTAGTCATTCCCCATAACTTGAAAAATAGAATAATTTGCAATACACCGAACACGATGATTACAATAGATACAAATAGTGCAATTCCTTCCATAACTTTGTGTGTTTTAGTTATACAATGCAACAAAATAACATACAAACACACAAAAAAGCAAATTTTACTCGATTAATTTAAACTTAGAACCGCATTTTGGGCAGATTATAGTGTTTTCTTCCTCTTTTTTACGTTCAAATAAGTCTGGTATCTCTACTTCTAATGCATCAGCTATTCTACTCAACACATCCAATGTCAAGTTTCGATTTAATGCCATAGATAATCCTGATTGAGACATATTCATTCTTTTAGCTACGTCTGCCATAGTCAATCCTTTTTCTTTTGCTATTTCTTTTACTCTTAACATAAACGTTATATTTAAATTTTGAGGCAAATATATATAATTTAATGTATATGTGGAAAGAAATACGATAAAATTCACATATACATGAAAAATAATCTTTCTTTTTCTTGCTTAATATTCACACATGTGTTATATTTGCATCGTGATTAATAACACATACGTGAAATAATAGAATTATATATATATGAAACGCTACAACTTATCAGAAATAATGCGCACCGCACATAGAACCTACAAGTATGTAGGTAAGAAGCAAGGTAAAACCTTCGGCGAGGTCCTAAAATCAACTTGGAGACTTGCCAAATTGGACGTAGCCAGACAGGAAGCGGACGCAAAACGCAAAGCTGAAGAGGAAAAGAGACTAGATTCTCTTAAAAACAGTAGACCGGCAGAGGTGGTAAGATATAACTTCTCGGGGGAAATCTATAATCCTAGTAGCAGAGGTTACATGGGCGCACATTACGTAGGAGATTAACCATTAAATATACGATTATGATAGAAATAACAATCATCATTTTAAGCCTGTTTGCCGGATATAAGATGTTCGGTGATGATAACGACAGGTTTTTCATGTGTTAAGCAAGAGTAACACAATAAAATCAAAAAAAATCATGAAAAGTTTAGTCTTTACATTTGGAAATATGAATAATGTATGTATCTTTGCAACGCTTAACATATTTACAATCCTAACAAATGCAAGTGGAGCTTGCATACTTATGCGAGCATTTTTTATGCTTGTACTTAAAATATCGAGGTATTACTATACCCCCGTGGCAAACCGTAATGGAATGTCAGCATTTGTTAGGAATGTGTTAAGCAGCGGGAAAGGTGGTAATACCTCTTTTTTTATTGTTTATGCTTAACAGTAATCCTAACAATCAAAATCGAACAAATAACAGTAGTTTGATGGCGACGTTAATCCACGACACGGATAGAATGAGTTCGCTTGAAATTTCGGAACTCACAGGAAAAAGACATGATGCTATCTTACGGGACATCAGGAACTTACTTAAACAGGGAGTCAACGCCCACAATTTTGTGGAGGTTGAATACACCGACAAAAAGGGAGAAAAACGCCCCTGCTTCGAACTCACTAAGAAAGGCTGCCTGATCCTCGCCTCCGGCTACGACGCAGTACTACGTGAGAAGATTATTGATCGCTGGGAACAACTCGAACTAGAGAAGCGCAAACCTCAAACTCCCCAAACCTACCTCGAAGCCCTGAAAGCCCTCGTATCATCGGAAGAGGAAAAGCAACGGCTGGCACAGGAGAAGAAGCAACTAGAACAGCAAAACGCCAAACTCCAGCCAAAGGCAGCCTTTGCCGACGCAGCTTTTGCCACCGACGACAAGGTAGACATAGGAATGTCCGCCAAGATACTGAAACTCGGTTTCGGGCGCAACACCTTATTCGACAAGCTAAGGAAAGCGGGCGTATTCTTCGCCAACCGCAACGAGCCAAAACAGAGGTTTATTGATGCCGGATACTTCGAGATGAAGGAGAAATTCATCGAGCGCAACAATCATCCGGGATTTGTCGTAACCAAAGTGCTAGTTACCCAAAAGGGATTGGCTTATCTGAACCACCTGTTTGGCGGAAAACCTTCTGACGGAAAGCTAGCCAAGATAGTATAACACACATCGCACATTTATAGCGGTCCGTTTCAATGCCGGACAGCCACAACTATATCGAAAAATTAAACGAATCACACGAATCACACTAATAAAAATATATCACTATGGACTTATACGAAATTTTACTGCAAAGAATTGTATTACTGACTGATGAATACTTGCAGTTAAAGGAAAGGGTTAAGGAGTTGGAGAACGAGACAAGAATAAAGAACTCAACGGCTCCAAGGATAATAAAGATGAGAATAGAGAAAGCAAAATAAGTTAGTGTCAGGGGCTTCGGTCCGGCACATTAGTTGACGCCAATCAGCGGGAAAGGGTAGCTTAGGGCTGCCCTTTCTTTATTTCCGGACAAATCAAATAATATACTTTTTGTGTTCAATCAGTGCATTTGCGACAGTACGTGAAGATCTTCTGCTAGTTATCTCACAATCCGCATTTCCCTGAATATCTTTTCTTTCTATTTCGTCAGAAGCGAGAGCTTCAATTAGACCGACTGCTGCAAGCTCAACCTTACTCATGTTATCACGTATGCTTTGATTTTTAGAAAGCCCTTTCTTTGCCCGGATCACATTAGTAGTTCCTCCATAAAGAGGTTCATATATGGCATTGGTACAATTACGAAATCCATCCCCGGATACGCCATGAGCCGCCAATGTTCTTGTGAACATATTCCTGGTTCCGATAGATTTTAGGCGTTCAGCAGTCCAATCAGCAGACTTTCCTCTCTTTTCATACGCTTTTATGTATCGTTGGCCTATTAGGTCTGGATTCTTTTCTTCTTCGATATGCTGAAAGAAAACTTCATTGACCAATACGTGGAGTGCAGGGTCTAAATACTTAGCATAAGCAAGTGATATTTGTCTGTGCGCATACGAACCTCCTGATTTCCCGCGCTTTGACTTTATAATATGGTTCTGACACACATTTAAAATACCGCTTACAGTTTCAATCAACTGTTGAGTTACTTCTTGTCTTAACCATTGAGCAGGTTCTTTACCTTGTGGACTACCTGCAATTTTCCAAAGATCAGTTAAAGATAATAAATCTCCATCTCTACCAATATTTTCTAAAATATTAGCATCATACTTTTTAATTTCTGCTTTCTTTTTCATAGATTTGCATTATTAAATAGTTAATACTATCCCCATTAGCGGCTCGGACACTTCCGCTTTTGGGGATTTTAATTTGTCCGACTTTGTAGCAAGCGAGGATTCGAACCTCTTCACGCCTTACCGACCTGCTGAACCTGCCACGCCTGGCATATAAAAAAGCGCCAAAGGCAAGTTCCTCACTTCTCACCGATGGCGTTATATCTTTCAGCCGTGAGGATAGCCGTATTATTTTCTATGCACAAATTTATTTCATATCCAATTATAAGCCTAAAATTTTCACTTCTGGAAAACCACAATAAGCGAATTGTGGTTTATTTGTCTTTTGGGACTAAAACCGACTTATGCACTAGTAAACTTATAGCAACTCACTATTTTATTCTATATTTCCTACACTTTTTGTATAACCCCCGTATTTTTTCTGACTACACACTCTCATTTCTGTTCTTTTTGACTGATTCAGAAGATATAGAAACCTCACTCTTTTCTTCCTCCTCAATCTCTTTCAGGACTTCATCCACCCTTTCGGCATTACCGGCAAACAAAATTCCCTCTCTCCGGGACCATACTTTACCTTCTATTGCACTAACTGCCGTTGCTACTCGTTCATCAATATCATCAATCATATACGGAGCCAAATCCACGTCAATATCAATAGTCTGGGACGCCTTGTCAAATTCGGATGGGTTAATATCCGCCAAAGCTGATACCAAAAAGTTTACCCTCCGTTGAAAGAACTCTCCAATTACTTCCGCATGATTAGATACCGCCATGTGCGCACCCATAAAAATATACCTGAACGCTTTCCCTGAAATGGCATTTCCAAGACCTTTCAACTCTTGCGGTGATATACGTGGAGTATTCGTCAGATCGTACGCCCTGTTAGTAAGCCCTTCAAGTTCCAATTTAACCGTATCAGGAACCTGATTCCAGGTCAGATATTGAGCGTTCGCCTTATCTCCGGTCAATTGTATGATCCTGTTTCGTTTCTTTCCTGTAAAGCCTGACACATCCCCAAAGAGCATTAAATACGGGAAGAAGTGATAGTCTATACAATCGGCATAACTTGATAATATCTTCTCAATGCGTACCCGTATGGTCTTTATCTTATGGCAATAAGTCTCCGGACGATAACCATATAAAACAGGTAGCTTTTTGAACCCGTGCCTGAAAGACTTCTCTTCTACCGCTTCCCACCCATTCGTATTTTCCCACTGGTAAACATGGGTAGCAGTAACAGTTTGAAAGCATACTATTTCTACATCGTCCAGATCTTTCTTTTTATATTCACGTGAGAAAGCAACCAAATCTCCGGCATCATCAAAGAAAGGGTAAAGTTTATCTCCCCTGAACGGAGACCATATTACGCTGCGGAGCTTATTTTGCGGTCTTACACTTCCTCCGAAAGCCCTCTGTATTTTATTCCAGAATTTAGTCCAGAACGAATCATCTTTGACTGCATACCAGTATTCGGCACATTCCTGTTCAGAAAGCCAAGAACGAACGATACGTTTATTCTGGTATTTTATTTTATTCTTCTTCAATACTTGTTGAATAGCATAAAATAACCCATTTTCATCCTCATTTGACGGAACGCAATCCATCTTAGGCTCAACCCCTACTGTAAACGCTGTTTGAATATTGGTTATATCTTGCTCCAACGGAATAGATATACGGTTACACGGTTCTGTACGTTTTTTAGCTGGGATAGTAGTGCTTTTACCGGTACTATCATTCCATTCTTCCCTTTCCTTCTCTTCAACAACTTCGATGTCCGGGTATTTTTCTTTATCCACAATGATTTCATGCAAATCAGCGTTCCAATCCTTCCAGTTTTCACCGGTATTGGGTTCCTCCGTTTTACGTCCTTTCTTCAAATATTCGATCTTCTGATCTACATCTTCTAATGATAAAATCTCTTCTAATGTCATATTGATATATTTTTAACGTCCAAAAATCCCCGAATAATCCTTGGGTTTCTGAATTTTACCAAGAAGCTCACCCAATACATAATAACGAGCTGCATCGATGGCATGGTTATCATGATCTTCCGGTTCATTTATATAGTTCCCATCCTTATCTTTAGCCCACACATATTTCCGTAGTTCTTTTTGAAGATTGTATGAACGTTTAGTTACAAAAATCTCCATGGTCTTCATTTTGTCTATACCTGCGTTAATAGAACCCGAACCCTTTTCGACAGGATATATTTTTATCCCTCCATTGTGTATCTCTTGAATCAACCGTGGATCAGCACTATCGGCTATAACCTTCAATCCCCATGGACGAAGCGTTTTAATGATATCAGAGGAAAGAAGCCCGGTACGGTAATCTATTTCATCCAAGTACAAAGCATTATCAATAATTCCGCAGCGAATAGAGGCGGACGGGTCATGAGTATACCCGAAATCTTGCCCAAAAGCAACCTTTTTGCACCAAATCGGAAACTCATCAACAATGCCCCACTTCTTGAACACAGCACCTTCCGCCACGTCAGCCCACCGGCCGATAACCACGTGAGCATATTTATCTGGATCATTTACTTTCATATCCTCAACCTCTTTCAGAAACTCCGGTGAAAGATTTTCCAAATTATCAAAATAGGTAGTGTGAATATGAAGTACATTCGGGTGAGTGGAGATTTGAACCTGTACACCGTCAATCTCTACCAGCTTATGAGTTTTCTCGATAAACCGCTTATAAACCCAGTGATTGTTATCCGTAGGGTTCATCACTATAATGATACGGTTCTGTATTCCTAATTGACGGATTGAAAGCATGATTGTTTCAAACTCTTTTTCTGAAACCCACTCCTCTGCTTCATCAACCACAAATGTAGTAATACCGTGTATGGATTTTAATTTGGCTGTTTGTATTCCCGAAGAAGTCTTGATTCCACGGAACATTACGCATCCACCGCTTCGCAAGTTCTTTACATCAGTTTTTGTACTCTTGAAAAACTTGGAATGTCCGTCCAATTCCACCTTTTCCATAAATTCGGGAATAACGGATATATGAGCGGAAACCATCGTATAGCGTGTATATAGGATTTGGTGTACAATCCTTTTTGCAGGTGAAGGATGGCGAACCTCAAAAAGAAGTCTTTCAATGAAGGTGGAAACATTGAAGCTCTTTCCACTGCCACGCCCTCCGGTCACAAGGATAATAAATTTGCCCTTGTTGCGGTACAAAGGTGCATATATCTTTTGCGGTTCAATCTTCACTTTCGTTTTCCTTCATCCATTTATCTATGTCGATACCGTTTTCGGAATACAAGGTGCTGTCTTCATCCTGTGCAATAGGCGCACGTCCAAACAGCCTATCTTCCATGCCATCCAATACGTCAGTTATGCCCTTTGCCGCGTTCCGTTTCAACCCTCTTGCAAGGATAAGCACCCACATAGGAGTGTCTTTCTTGTCTATGATTTTATCTATTTCCGACGGCGTGCACTGAAGAAGGTACAACTTGACCTCGTTCCATTCCTCACGCGACACGTTGTAGGCTTTCTTGGCAATGGTGTATAGTTTGGGCTTCCTGCCACGGTTTGCGGGCTGGTTGGTACTCGAAAAGCGGTTGCCTTTGCCTTTAATATGTTCGTATTCTCCTGCCAAAACGCTTGTTTAACGGTTGATTTTAATTATTCAAATACTTATTATTGCTTTTGCAATTTCACTATTGGTAAATCTAACAGAACGGGAACCACCTTTTTTGTTCAGCAATAAATTTCCTTTACTATCGTATGCAACAGCCGTTTCATATTTATTTCGCCTTATAGTTTCTTCTGCTATGGCAATCGCTCTTTCTTGTTTACTTCTGTTTTTACCACCACCGCCCCTTATTTCTCCCGAAGTCTTAGCCATTATCGTTTTCTCCTCTTTTTTTGCGGAGTCACCCCCACATATCCACCACGTCCAGCTCTAAACTCCCGTGCGTCTTTCCTTTCAAATTCACGAGTCAAATCACGGTTATAGATATCATATTGAGTGCCGCGTTTTGTGTCCTTGTCAATGGCTGCCGTTGTCGCAAAGCCCGATTTTGCCGGACTGTCAAAACGAGAAGCCACCTTATCAATCCATTTTTCCGCTTGCGATTGTGTACGGAAGCTCTTTTGCAACCACCTTGTATCCCCTTGTCGGTTTTGTACTGCCACAGACGCTTGATAATTTCCTCCACTACTTCGTGAGGAACTGCCACTTCTTACTCCTCCACTTGTTTTAGCCATTCTTACCTCCTTTCTTGATTTTCTTCACTCTGTTAGCCATGAACTGCTCCACATAAAGCACATTGTTCTGTGTACACAGTTCTTTTATTTGCTCACCACCGCCGTAAACAATCATGTTGGGGTTATCCTTTCCTGATATTTCACGGGCGATTTGTATTTCCATCTTCAAATATTCCTGCCTATCAGCATAGCCACGTGTGGCAAAAGCGTTGTAACCGTCAGGAATGCCAAAACGGTTGTACTTATAGAACTTTTGCGCCACATTGAGATCAGCATACACCTTTGCACCACACTCTTGCCAAAAGCGAGCTATCCAACGCTTCATGTAGATAAGCTGCAAACCATAGGCGATAGGGGTAGTATCGAACAAAGAAAGGTTAGGCTCTACCAATTCGGTACAACCACTATCCAATACCGAAACGGGATTATTCCAAATGTTGGTGAAACGGTAATCTTCCACGTAGAAATGATAGGTCGATATGCCTTTCTTCGCTCTTGTGTCCGCTCCCCACCCGGCAAACGGAAGAAGCAATCCGCTTGTTGGCTGATGGTCGATGAGCAGGTTCGGTATGTCAAACTCATTGTTGCTGTCATATATGCGGTCGCCAAGCATCATATCGTAAAAATCAACCTTCTCTATATCCTCTTCACTTTCTTCTTCTGACTGAGCCTCCGATTTGCTACTCTTTGGCTTCTGTTCTGCTTCCTTCCAGACCTCAAAACCCCAATCATTGAGCTCCTTGCTATCCCAGTCATTGGCAATCATATCCCAGTCAGTCTCTCCGAATGGATTATTATCTTGAATAAGCATCTGACGAAGCTTCTCTATCGGCATATTTTCCGGTAAAATACAGCATGGCACCTCTTTCCATCCTAAATGCCTATAAGCGTGTAAACGCATATTGCCGCCAATTACAATATATCCATTATTATGCGGGTAAACAAGAATATCCCTTGCCTCTGTCATTTCGGGAAGCTCTTTTATTGATTTACAAAGCTTACGAAATCTTTCTCCTTTGATAAGCCTGGGGTTCTTTGGCAATCTCTCTATTTGACCATCATTGGGATACACTTTAGATATTGCTATATTTTCTCTTTTTATCATACCTTGTTTATTATACCATTGTCTTTCAACCGAGAAATAATTCCAGTGTAAATATACTCTATATCCTTCCGAAAGTCCTTATAATTATTGTAGAGAACAACCACAGTTTCGATATTGTGGGAAATAAATGTTTTATCGCTGATATTTACCGACTCGGCAATCTTATCCCGAAGTCCTTTGGGCATTCTCCCACCGGCCAAGACACTGGGAGCATAAAGGAAAAGAATAATAAATATAAACTTCTTTCTGATATGAACGCTATCCTTATTTCCCGGACAATCCCTAAAGTCCTGTATTTCACAAAACCATTTATATATGGATGGAATATAATCCAGATCTGACATAATAGGAGCAGATAATTCAGACTCTCTTTCTGACAATATGGATTTTTGCTTTCTAATAGATTTTAACTCTGATATTTCTGAAAACATAGTACGATTATTTAGAAGTAAATAGTATATTTGTACTATGAATTATGGAAGGGCGTCTATCTGGTGGTTCGGGTGACGCTCTTTTACTTTACACTCTTCCCCCACATTTCCGCATTATACAGGGCATAAGCATATAATTCTATCTCTTCGCTGGTTTCCAGGAATTCCACTTTCATGGCTTCCTTCATACATTCCGCCAATAGGTTGCTGTTTATCTCTTGCTTCATAATCATTTTAAAGGATCAATTATTTATTCTCCGTCTTCTATTTTTCTTTTAAGATTACTGTATTCATCCTCAATGCACTTGCTTATCTTGGCTGCATCTTCGTAACGTTCAGACTCTATCAGTACTCTTTTTATCTCTTCAAGCTGATTGATGTATACGATGTCATTGCGATCCGTTACGTGCTGAATATAACTTTTGATACCATTCAGCTTGTCCTCCATGCGTCTGTGCCATTTGCTTATCAAAATTACAACAATGGCAACGGTTGTGGCATTGAGGATGAATAACGCTATTTTAAGTATTAATTCTGCTATTTCGCTTATTGGCATGGCTATTCCTCCTTCTTTAATTCCTCAATAAGAGCATCAGCAAATATAACTGCGGCACGTGCAATATTAGTTTGAATTTGTCTTTGACCATGCTCTGCTCCCTCACATAAAACCTGATGATAGAAATCTTCATTTGACATTATTGCAGTAACTGTTTCCTTTGCTATTTCATAGCGTCTCTGTTCCCAATCAATTGCTGAATTTCCAATATTCAAAAAATCAAGGTCACATTCTCTGAAAATCATATTATCGCATACATATAAATTATCATCACTATGTTGCGCATTTATATTGAATTTCGGAATTACGTCTATTAAAACTCCAGTTGCTTTTACTCTTGCTTTCATAACTGATTAATTTTAATATATCCGTTTTCAATACACCAGCAAAGCATCTCGTAGGCTGCGTCAATTAATGAATCTGATTTAAACTCTTTATAGTAATCAAATTCATCAGACATTGAATAGTATATAGACCATACATCACAATCATAAGTGGATATTGTAAGATAATAAGTATCTGTAACTGTCTTAATTTCTTTCGGCAGTAATTCTATAATTTCCTGAAAGGTGTAAGTAGGGACTATATCCAAAAATGTACTATCTCTTTTTTGATTAATTACATCTTCATATATTTCAAGTTCCCATTCTTCCTCTATATTGCCATAAAAACAGCAATAACACATACTTGCATCACTTGTATTTAATCCCAGTTCCCGCAAATATTTCATTTGCTCGACTGATAACACTAATTTTGATTTCATAGTTATTCCTCCTTCAATTTTTCCAAAAGTTCCTCAGCTAACATATTGCAATAAATGATATCATCTATCATTGTATCTACATTGCTTACATCTGCCTTAAATCTCTTTATCACGATCCAACCATACCACATTTTCATTTCCACATCAAATATGTGGCCAAACAAACCGTATATGGATATTCTATACTTTCTCATTGTCATTCTTTTTTAAGTTCTTCCAATACTTTCTTCGCTATCTCATAGTAAGGCAAATCCCAATCAGCACAGATATCGTCCACTTCATCATCGTAATGATTGACATTAACGTATTCACTTAGATATTCGCGAAAAGATTCGCCGTATAAACCTTCATCGCCACAATCATCGTACATTCTCAATTCATGGGCAACTTCCTTACATTCTTGATGCGTTATGAAGTCATACACAACTCCGTCATAGACATTTGTTTGACGGACATACTTTTGTCCCGGCTTTATCTTGCAGGCGCAAAACTCACACACATGTTCTTTCTTAGCTGTTGGATAAGTTTCTTTTAGTATTGTTGGCATAGTTAATCCTCCCATTCTTCGTCTTCGTATTGCATACAATATCCTAATAAGTTCAACTCTGGATCGTCCAATAAACATTCTTCTTGGTGTACACAATTCATGCAACACCATTCGTCTGATAATATACTCATTGTTATTCGTAAATTGGTAGTTTCATAAAACACATCCACATAGTCTTGCCATGTCTTCCGGTGGTGTGACCGAACAACGGCTGCCGTCCGATGGCTTTCAATACTTCTCTAACCGTTATCTGGTCTTCATTCCATTTGAAAATGAGAACGCCGTAATCTTCAAGTACTCGAAAGCATTCATCAATTCCTTTTTTTATCACCCTTGGCCAATCTTCGGGAAGTTTACCATACTTCTTGGCCAACCAACTATTTTGACCAACCTTTAGAAGATGGGGCGGGTCAAATACCACCAGTTTAAAGGATTCATCCAAAAATGGCATATCGGTAAAGTCAGATACAATATCCGGATGGACTTTCAGGCTTCGACCGTCGCAAAGAGTATGCTCTTCATCTCTGATGTCAGCAAACAAGGTCAAAGGATTTTCCTTGTCGAACCAAAACATCCGGCTACCGCAACAGGCATCTAATATGATTTTCGTTTCACTCATTTCCAGTAGAGTTTTACGCCAAATGGCTATTAATTAACTTTTCCTTTAATTTTATTGCTCGCATTGCACCGAAACGAGCCACTTGAAGCTGTTCTTCAAGAAACAACTTACGATATGGGTATTGCTCAACAAAATGATATGAATAATTTCCATCATGAGTGACTCGTCTATGTCCATGAAGTGTTATCTTCATGTTTTCATCGTATGTTATTATCCCTGTATAGGAAGCTTTTAATTCATCCAGCTTATCATAAGCACGTTCAAGCAAAGATTTTGGAATACAATAATAGAAATACTTGATAATACCGTTCCCACCATGTGAATGTGCTTTCTTGAAATCAGCTAAGAAATCAGACCAGCTACGCTTGATCTCAATTTCTGTTAGATATCCTGCCTTTGATAAAACAAGCATATCACATTCATGGAAGATATTTAGCGCCTCCGATAATCCGTTTACGTTGAAAGCTATTATATTCCGGATAAAATTAAAATTGTCATGTTTGGATAGAGCTACTTCTATCTCGTACAATGTCCGTTTTGTATCCATATCAATCTCCTTTCTCTTTAATCCGTTCCAGTACATCCTTGTTGGCTTCCAGTATTTCATCGAAAGACGGAATAGGCATCCAATAGATTACATCATCTCTATGATAACTCTCACTTGCAGCGCAGTCATACCAAAAGTGATATTCCATATCTTCGTTGTAATCTTCATCATAATGCGCTATTCTTATTGTTCCATCTACAAGCATTACTAATTTTTCGTTTGTATCTTCAGGCAACCGCTCTTTCATGCTTATCCACGGGGATTGCTTTGCCTGCCATTCTGCACCTTGAATAAAATTCATCTCTCCAAACTTTGCCAAATCTTTACCCGACAAAGTTCTGTCAACTGTTCTGTGATTAAACAGAATGTTTTCTCTTGCTGCTTCTTCTACTGCCTGTCTCATATTACTCTGTTTTACGGTTTTTCTCTTAATTTTTCTTCACTGACGGTAGTATTAGAAATTGTATTTGTATTATTGGGTTTGCAATACAAACACATTTGGGTAAAAGGTGAATATACCCTGCCACACTTCGGACAAATCCAACCTTGCTGCCCGAACACTCCGTTATACGGATTAACTGCGCTTGATTCTTGTTTCATATTACTCTGTTTTACGTTTTTCTTTATTTAATTGATTCGTAAATACTTACCTGCGATATCGCAAGTCCTTAATATCTCAGCATTATCTTCACCGAAAGCGATTAGGATACTACCGCAACCGGGCGAATCTCCGCGTGTTCCATCCGGGCGGAAGAATCTAATCCGGTTGCGCAAAAACTTCATCGCTGTTGCCTTCTCGAATATTACATCTTGAAACATCTTTGAATCACAACGATTGAAAAGTAGAGCGATACCGTTGCCATGCTCTGCTAACCTTGTAATAAAACGTTCTATAAGAGGACGGGAATAAGGTGGATTCAGCCAAACACGGCCTACCCAATCTTTAGTTAATCCGTCATGGTTTTTGTTGTACATAGTTTCTGCCGTTTTCCAAAGCGGTTTAACCGGAGCGCATGGATCTAAATCAAACTTTCCTAATGCATCTATAATTTCCTTTGGCGTATACCATTCATCAGTAGTATTAGCCGATTTTTCAAAATTCGTATTCATTTTATTAAACATCAAATAAACTTGTTTGTACTAGAATTCCTTTGTCGGTCTTTATTTCCCCGAAACATTCACGGCGAAAACGTTCTTCCTGGGCCTGAAAGTATTCTTCGTCTATTTCGGTAGCATAGAAATCGAGACCTAACCCATATGAAGCTATCCTACTGCTACCACTTCCAAGATGTGTGTCTAGAATCTTATCTCCTTCTTTGGTGTACATCCGGAGGATTTCAGCATATAGCTTAACCGGCTTCTGACAGCGATGAATGTTTCCACCGTATTCGCCAATTGTGCATCGATTTAGAGTTATGATCCGAAGAGCCTTATCAAAACTACTCCATGCCAATTCTCCGTCAGACATTGTTAGTCCATGTTGTCCCTTATCCCAGACGATCCAACCCATTTTAGGAGGCAGATGTTGAGTAAAGTAGTTTCCTCCAAATATTACCTGATTTTCAGATACTCTGAACAGTTCTTGAAAATATTCTTCTCCCGGAGGCTCCATATCCCAATCTTTTCGTTCATACTGCTTAAATCCTAAATGCTTCGGCATCCCCCCCTTGTGCATTATGTCTATGCCATACTGTGGATCGACTATCGCTAAATCAAAGAACTTATCAGGAATATCCTTCATGTATTCCATGCAGTCCATGTTATATACTTCGCTTATCGGCATTATAGCTCCCTTCTATTCTATTATGTTAAAATCTTCTTCGTAATATTCAAGTCCTTTACACTCGTCATTCTCAGGAGGAACTCTACCTATATCGCAAAATTCCTCTTCCGTTTCTTCGTTCATTAAACAATGAACACAATAGTCGCAATCGTAATCCATAGCTCATTATTTTCTTGTTATGGTTTAACTTCTTTGTATATTACATCAGGGTGATTCTCACAATATTTTATAATCTTTTCGTTTCCTTCCTGCCAACAAATAGGCACAGAGGCTAAACTTCTTACATTTTTTGCTAAATCGCAATCGTTGCAATTTTCTTTCCCCTTAACTTTGATTCGTTCATATTTCTTGCCATCTATAATTATTTTACTCATTTCTATTCTGTTTTAAATTAAACTCCTATTCACAAAGTCCATGATAAAGACTCATACAGCTATACCCACCTTCTGGCTCAAACATATCATCCATACCGACATCGTTACGGTTCACATACTCGAAAACTTCCTGTACTGTTGGATAAGTCCTATTTTTACAGAAACGATCAGGGATGTAACCGGGTGAGAAGAAAGACGAGCCTCTTGGAGTTTCTTCTTTCATCCTTTGCTCTGCATCTATCAAGCGGTTACGCCCGAACTCTTCTTTTGAAATTAGTTTGACTTCCTGCTTTCGGCACATAATACAAGGATAGCAACCAACACGGGAAAATCCACGAGAATACAAAGGATTTGGCTTTTGTCCAACAGATAGAATATGATTTATTACTTCTTGTGCCGACCACTGAAAAATCGGACGGGAAACGCTTGCATCATAGTGTTCACACCATTTAAGTACATCTTTTCTACGATAATCCTGCTTCCATACTTCAACAATCTTTCCTTTGCGATTCTTTTTAATGCGTTCGTAATACTCTCCAAAGTAATTGCATTCATAGGGAAGTTTAGCACGCTCTTCACTTTCCTTTGCCCGGATGCCTTGTATAATCACGCAAGGTTCAGTAAGTGAGAGAATGTAATCAATCATCGGTTTAATTTTCAATTCTGAAGTACAAAACCTTCCTTGGGAAGACGGGAACCGGGAGCGCTTGATAGACATATCTACAAAATCAGTATATTTCTTGCTTCTCAAAACTACTAATTTAACGTCAAGCTGTTTGCACGCGTCACTAATATGTTGATAGGTTTCGGGATGTTCCCAACCCGTATCACAGAAAACGGCTTCTATTTTATCGGCTCCGTATTTATTGGCAGCTTGGATCAAGCAAGCTTGTGAATCCTTTCCGCCAGAAAAACTTACTATTATCTTCATTTGATTCCTTTCTTTCTTGTTATACGCAAATCCTTGATAATCATTCAAGAACTTGCAAGGTTTAATCAATTATCTAATTCTGCTATTCTCTTAAAAATATTATACACAAGTTGTGGGCACATTGAATTTCCATAAGCATGAAATACTTCTTCTTTTAATCTAGATTTGCCATACAATTCAGATGATCTATCGGAAAGCCCATAACCCACGCTACAAACTGGTGGTTGACCAGCCCACGCAACCCCAACCGATAAAGCTGTTCCGGCAAACAGCCTGCGCTCCTTGACAATCGTCTTGCATACATTGGAGAAGAAAGATTCTCCCTCCGGTAATCGGATGCCGTCGGAGTAAGCAACCAAGTAACATCGAGCTCTTCTTTGGGGCGCACCTGCGTCTGAAGCGTACATAATCTTCCATTCCGCATTGTACCCCAATCTGGAAAGCGAATGGAGGATTTTTGCAAAGTCTCTTCCGTTGTTAACTCTTGTGATATTGGCAACATTTTCTGCGACAACCCAGAGAGGTCGGATCTCATCAACCGCCCGGCACATGTGCCACCACAATCCTGTTCTTTCTCCTTCAAGGCCGAGCTGACCCTTTCCTCCTGCCTGCTTTGCCTTACTTGCATCTTGACAGGGGAAACCGCCTGTAAGGATATCCACTCGGTTTCTCCAAAGATTAAAGTCTGTTTTGGTAATATCTGCATAACTTGTACTTTTAAATCGTTTATCTAAAAAGCTACGGCAAAAATCATTTATCTCGCAATGAAAAACATTTTCCCAACCCATCCATTCAGATGCAAGTTCAGGAGCGCCAATCCCGCTAAATAAAGAACCGTGAGTTTTATTCATATCATTCGTTGTTTAATTAATTGTATCCATTAAGTAGTCTGATATTGCGTAGACTACCAGATAAAATAAGATGTTAACTCCTAGGAGAAGGAGGATCTTTAGGAGTATTCTCATCTGCGGGATGAGCCTTTCAATTCGATCACATTAAACATTTCTTTCACTCTATCAGCGATATAACCTTCATATTTACCGACAAATTCCGTATCAGGATTCAAGTTGGTAGTAGCATGAGTTACAAATTCCCTTCTGACTTCATAACGAAGCTGGAGAATGGTTTGCACTACGTTAATACCTGTCCCATAGTGTTTAGAATCGACCGGTTCCCTCCCCAGTTCATCTATCGCTAGATTACACATACATTCTCTATCAGTATATTGAGCAATACCATTCATCCCTTTTTCGGCATATAATAAAGCTATCTCAATAGCACTAGAAAATTTAAAGCCTAATCTATCGTTGTTGCATCCATACCGGTAACGGTTTATTTTCCCCAGATAACGTTGAAGCCCCTTTATTAAGACTGATTTCCCAACTCCTAAAGGCCCCCATAAAAGCAAACCTTTTGAGGAATCTAATAGATTGCTTTTACACCAGACATAATTATACATCTCGGATAAAATATTTTTGTTGCGTTCATCAACGATAAACCCCGGCTCTACCTCTTTCATGGAGTTTATAAACTCTTTTTTCCAAAAGCATTCTATCCGATTCTCTCCCCAATCTATATCCTTTCCATGAATATGATACCTAACCGAAGGAGATTGATTTAATTCCTGCTGACCTAATTTCACCACTGGGATTATCTCCCCGATTGTTCTGATTGTTTCCATACTTCTGTTTTAACCATTCTTGATAATCACGTTCAGTTCCCGTAAAAACGACCCCAGTCCAATCTGATTCGATAGCTCTTTCGATCTGCCGGATAGCAAACTCTTCTTCAAACTTGGAAAGTTTATCAAGCGAAAGCTGAAGAGCATAGTTAAGCTTCTTCTTCCATTTCGGAGTTTTACGGAGTGCCTCCCATGCCGACATAAAAGCCATCGAAGTGAAAGGGTAAACCAATGGAGTTTCATCCCCTTTTTCCTTGCGAGATTTCTTCTTTGGAGTGGGGGGAGTCTCACGCACGTGTGCGTGACTCTCTACGTTTATAGTTTTATTAATATCTATAATAGGTGAAATTTTAATATCATCAGTACCATTTACTGATGATATTACCGGAGTAGAATTTTTATCATCGGTATTTTCATCAGTACGTAGTACCGAAGAAATTACCGTATCATTTACTGATGATTGAGTATCTTTTATTTTGTTATCATCCGTATTTTCTCCGGTATTTTCATCAGTACCATTTACTGATGATATTACCGATGATTTCATATCATTACTTAGGATTGTCTGAAAAGAATAATAACATCCTATCCTCTTATCTCTACATGATTCGAAAGATATTAAACCTGCATCAGCAAGTATTTTGCGTGATTTCCGTAGTGTTTTATCCCATATATTCAATGAAGTACATAATACAGAACTACGAACCTCAAACACCTCTTTCCAGCCCTTTTCATTGCAAATAGATATTAGTTCATAATATAATGCCTGATCTATTGCGGTGAGATAAGTATCATTTCTAATCTTCCGAAGCTTGGATATTAACTGATAACTATTCATAAACGGAAATATCTATTGGCCGCACATTCATCAAAAGACTTCACACGCTCTATTAGACGCTTTTGTTTGCGTCTAAAGGACAGATCATTATCATACCTATTGTGACATTCCCGGCACAATCCAACTATATTCAAGGGATTTGTATAGTGTTCGGGATACATGCTTTTGGGAACTAAATGTGCAGCATCTACAGCCGGTTTACCACATATAACACAATAGGAAGGAAGGTTTTCCTTAATCTTGGCTATTTCTCTGTTACGTTGTGCTTGTTTAGTACTAATCTGTTTCATATAAGTTATTTTAAAAATAGTTCCCGGATACCGAACCAACGGACACCGGGATTATTTATTTACCATGCTTCATTGCATGACAATCTTCACATAGCGTTTCAAGGCAATACAAGAACTCTAATTCATGACCTACAATAGAATATCCCGCAACTTCATAGACTTTATGATGAATCTCTAAATTGTATGTTTTACCGCATACTTGGCAACGATGCCCGTCGCGAATACGAACCTTTCGTTTCACTTCCTCCCAATACGGGTTATTCTTCAGGCTCTTCCGATACTTCGATGGTCTCCCCTTCTTGTGTGCCAGTCTCGTCATTATTTTCCTCCTTTCTCCATGGACTTTCTTCTATTGGAGAACGATGTAATTCATGCCGTTGAATAGGTATAGATTCACCGGTTGATTCATCAACAAAATCCTCTATCCATTGCTCCAACCAAACATCATATCCATCTTCTTCCCATACCTCAACAATATTCTCACCCTCACCAAACTGACGAACATTTTTTCGTGTATCCTTGAAATCAACATTCGGAAGATCATAACCTAATTCCTTAAATGCTTCCTGGTTCTTTTCTCCAGAATTAAATAAGTCATTATATTCGTGTTTCGGAATTTCCTGAACCAATGCCAAACGGAAAGCGTCATTCACCCATGAATAATACAAATAATACCCCATAACAGGAATACGGAAGGTATCAATCATTTTTAGGGGATAATCTCTAACTCCTTTTTTAGCAAGATTAACAAGGTCCTTAAATTGGGTATGTAACGCTGAAATTTTCGCTTCAAACTCCTTCTTTTCATTATTGAATTTAGCTTTTAACGACTCTAATTGCGCTTCTAATTCCGGCATCTGTTCTTCCGCAATTTCACCGTAATTAGCACGAATAGTTGAGATTTCATAATCATCCATCACCCGATTGGCTATTACATCTTTTTCCTGAATGGCAATAAAGTTCTCCGCCAGTTTCTTTTTTATCTCATCCATGCATACACAATCGGGAAATATAATTTCTGGAAACTTTACTGTTGTTGGAAGTTTGAACTGAACTTCTTCTGGAGAGTAGTCTTTTAAATCAATCATTGTTTCTTTTATTTTAGTTAATCATTCAATATCGTCAATAGCAACCGGATGAAGCATTTTTTTACTCCATTCCGGAAGTTGCATATCAATAATACCACGGGCACCTTCTTCCGCATTAGCATCATAGCCGGGAAACCACTTCTTTTCAAAGCAGTCCTTTACGATGGAAAGAGCATAGTGATATTTATATTTGCCATTTGCAAGATCATCAGGAGACCAGAATAGAACAGCAACATCAAAAGGCTCAACTGTCTGTAACATTATCATTATTGTTACATTAAAGTTTCTTTCTGTAATACTACTCATTACTTCTTGATACATTCCTTCTGAAAGCTCGTATTTAAGCTTCGCACAATCATAGTAGAACTTACCGAGATCATCGGCTCGTGTGGTCTTAAAGGAAATTACAGCATTTACACCAATATTTTCCTTTACATTGAAATAATCCGGCCTAACTCTAACATCTAACCCTGTTTCTTCGTCCTTGCCATAAAAAGACACCTCTGAATAAGCCCCTTTCAATAATTGGGGGATAATACCACCACCATACCAATAATAATTTCTCTCAAGAGCTTTTATTACCATACTCATATCTTCACTGATAAAGGAGTAACCCAGATCCAAACATTTCTGTTTTTTATAATCACGGTAATCTTTAAGATCGCTAAAGTTCCATCTTTCAGAGGGTATTTCTTCTTCGACATCTGAAACATAGTTCTTATCATTTGATAATAACTCGTTATAGAACTTAATCATTACTATTACACCGTCTTTGGAAGATTGGTTACATTTAGGTTCTACTTTGACAAGTTCAAATAAACGTGGCTCCAAGAATGCCATGTGGGCAAATGTGCCTAGTTGAAAGCAGGGCTTTTCTTTTTCCTCAAATACCCTTTCATAATCATAGTAAAATGAACGAGGAGTCTTGAGGGCATTTTTGAGGTTAGAAGAAGAAATATGCTTGCTTTTCAAATACATCTCCATTGGATCTCTCTTAACCAATCCATTAACGCTTAATTCTTTCAAATCAATATTAACAGGTGGTTTGTGAGAATTTGAGTATATGAAGTCAAGCATTTCTTCTTTGGTAGGATAATCTTCCGGATTATAGGCAGAAGGGTTGAGTTCTTCCCCTTCCGCAAATCCATTTAAGTCAAATGCTTCCATTAGCCGGCAACAGGTAAGTTTATAAGCAGGGGTTTGACAGACCAATTGTCTGATTGGAAATTATTGGTTTTATTCTTCCTTTTACCCATGTAAGTGATTTTAAGGGGAGTTCCTTTTTTAAGAGCACCATTCTCAATATATTGCTCCAAAATACCGACTAATCTTCGGGAACCGTTAGTTATAGTTTGAACTGTTCCGTCCGCCTTTCTTTCTAAAAAGAAAGCACAATCCAAATCTATTAATTCATCTGGATTGGTAGCACTCAATACCTTTTGTGGTTTGATTTCTACAAAAAATATTTTCTTGAATTCTCCAGCCTTTTCTGGAGACCAATAATTACCGCACAAGTCTATCGGAAGTTCTTGGGCATCATCCAAAGAAGGAAGATTGTCTTTACTCAAATCTGCTGTTTGAATCTCAAATACAGATTCTTTCTCTCTAATAGTTAATTCTTTTTCTTCTTTCATATCTCATATTATTTAAAGTGGTTAATCGAAAATAAAGCGTCTATTTTCACAAACCGACGCTTTCGAAAATTTTAATATACAAAAAAGATTGTTCCTAGATACCGAACCAACGGACACTAGGATAGTATAGAACATGTAAAACTCAAATACAGGGACTCGCACCCTACGACATCCTGGGGTGTCGGCATTGGGTTAATTAATAAATGAATGGAATATAATTTTATAGCTATTTTACATTGATATACTTATTTAAATCAATCGTAGCCAAAGCTTGTTTAATCTCCAATCTGGAATAGCATACAGGAGAATTTTTACCTATCCCTTTTCTTTTGCCTTTTATTAATCCTTCTGATTCCATTTTGTTTATATATGAAGGATCGATACCAAGAACCTTGAACCATCTAACCAACTCTCTTGTGCTTATATTATCTTTCGTTGGTTCATAAACTTTAATAGCCTTCATGTACCCAACTTGAACCATATCAGCCATAATGTTTTTTAATTGATATAAATCTAGCTCTAGCTTTGTTTTCATAGCTATTGTGTATTACTACATGAATTATAAATTAGTAGTTTCTTACTACATCAATATATCCAGCTTTCCGGTTTGTTAGCACTGAATATAGTGATTGGTCTTTTTCAGTTATTCTATCTATTTTAGCCAATCTATTTAAGTCAGATACACATCTACGAAGTTGTATAACTAATGTATCACTAAAATTGTAACGAATTGAGTCTTCTTTTTTTCTCAATTTCTTTTTTATTTCTGCTCTTTCTTTAATTTCTTTTCTTCCTGCCATAACTATTAAAATTTAAATTATTGACTTGTGGACGTAACTGGATTCGAACCAGTAATAAACCAACTGGGCAGGTAATCTCATGCACTGCCACTTTACGCCCGTTTGCCTGTATCACGTCAGATACAGGACTTAATCGAAACACGAATTTTCACACATAAAACAGCTATTCTCCCGAACCGCATACCTATATCACTTTTCTCTCTTTAGTCTCTTTTGGTGCTTTTCCATGTATATGGAACATAATGCAAATACAGCAAACGAAAGCCAAAATACAATATTCATTTCGTTTGCAAGCAATACTGTTAATGCAAACGATATTGCCCAAATTCCTAATAGTGGAGTACGTTTCATAATATTAATTATTTGATTATTATTGTGGACGGAACCGGAGTCGAACCGGTCTCACGGAATATTGGTGCACCTCACCGCA